CATGTGATAATTCCATTTACCCATAATGACCAGATTGTGGGTTATACATGTAGATTTCTCGACAACAAAACGCCTAAGTACATATCCGACAGCCAACCTAACTACGTGTTTGGCACAGATCTACAAAACAAAGCCTGGGACCATGCGTTAGTAATGGAAGGTATCTTTGATGCACTCAGCATTGGAGGACTTGCCGTGATGCACAACACCATCAGCGATGGACAGGCTAGACTCATACGCAGTCTAGGAAAACAAATAACAGTAGTGCCAGACCAAGATGTGGCTGGCCTAGAACTAATTGATCGTGCTGTGGAACTAGGATGGGCTGTGAGCATACCCAACTGGCCTGCGCACATTAAAGATGTAAATGACGCTGTGGTAGAGTTGGGTCGACTTGGTACCTTGCTGACTATAATGCAATCAAGAGAAACAAACAAGTACAAAATTGAAATAAGGAAGAAGCAACTTGCAAAAAGATTACGGAATTGATTTCCAAAAACTATTCATTGAAATGATGTTGGCCGACGCACAAAGTTACGTGCGTATACAAAATATTTATAACCCAGAGAACTTTGATAAAAAGCTCAGACCAGCGGCGGAGTTTATTAAAACTTACTCCGACAAATTTAACACATTACCCACACGCCCACAAATCTTTGCCGAGACCGGTATCAAGATTGATGAACTACCATCTGAATTAAACAGCGAGAGTCATGACGCATGGTTCTTAGAAGAGTTTGAAAGATTCACCAAGAAAGAAGAATTGTCTAGGGCTATTTTAAAGTCTTATGACTTGCTAGAAAAAGGTGAGTTTGATCCAGTAGAGAAATTGATCAAGGATGCAGTACAGATTAGCTTGACCAAAGATATGGGCACAGACTACTTTGCTGATCCTGCGGCACGTATCAACAAATACTTCAATTCAGGTGGACAAGTGTCAACAGGATGGCCGCAACTGGATCGACTGCTATATGGCGGATTTTCAAGAGGCGAATTAAATATCTTTGCTGGAGGATCAGGTTCAGGCAAATCCTTGGTCATGATGAACATTGCACTGAACTGGTTGCAACAAGGACTAAGTGGTGTGTACATTACACTGGAACTTAGTGAAGAGCTCACTAGTTTGCGTACAGATGCTATGTTAACGCAGATGAGCACCAAGGATATTCGCAAGGACATTGACACAACCACAATGAAGGTCATGCTTGTGGGCAAGAAGTCTGGGCAGTATCGTGTGAAAGGATTGCCAGCACAAAGCAACATCAATGACATTAGAAGTTACATTAAAGAAGTACAGATTCAAACAGGGATCAAGGTAGACTTTATGATGATTGACTACCTGGACTTGCTGATGCCTGTTAGTGCCAAAGTCAGTCCCAACGACTTGTTTGTGAAGGACAAGTATGTGAGTGAGGAACTGCGTAACTTGGCCAAGGAACTGGGAGTGTTAATGGTCACAGCATCGCAGTTGAATCGTAGTGCTGTGGAAGAGATTGAGTTTGATCACTCACACATTTCAGGTGGTATTTCCAAGATCAATACTGCTGACAATGTGTTTGGTATCTTTACTAGCCGTGCCATGAAAGAGCGTGGCAAGTATCAGATCCAGTGTATGAAGAGTCGTAGTTCAACAGGAGTGGGACAAAAGATTGACCTAGAGTACAACATTGAAACCATGCGTATCACAGACGAAGGCGGTGATGAAGGCACAGGCTATAACAAGCCACAGAGTTCTCTAATGGATAGTATCAAAGCCCGCAGTCAAATCAAAGCGGCTGATACTGAGTCAACTGGCAGTACATCTACCAAATGGGAAAAGCCCACAGGAACACATGCTTGGGAATATCAGTCCGGAGGTAAAGAATTAAAACCTGAGGCGGCAGAAAAAGTCACAGCTGACGTGCAAAGCGCCAAGCTCAAACAATTACTGGGAAAGATTAGAACTGGATGAATATTTGCATAGATGCGTTTAAAAATTTAAATGTTGTTTCGTCTACTGGTTTAAAATTAGGACCGTGTTGTTTGTCCACTCCGCTAAATGCTGAAAAAATTGATTTTTGCAATAATAAATACTTGCAAACTGTTAGAAATTCATGGAGCCAGGGAGTTTGGCCAACGGCCTGTAATAATTGCAAACAAAACGAAAATCAAGGTTTGATTAGTCGCAGACAAGGAAGTAACAGTTGGTATCGTGACAATGACATGTACAATACTGATGTAGAACTAGTGCGATTAGATTATTGGACTGGTAACTTGTGTAATCTGGCATGTGCAATATGCGGTCCAGAATTTAGTAGTGTATGGAAACAAGAATTAAATTATCCCATTGAATCTAAAAAAACTATTGTTAATAATTTCTGGACATCACTAGATACAAGTCATTTAAGATACGTTCATTTCAATGGTGGCGAACCTTTACTCAGTAAAGAACATGTGAAATTTTTACATGCACTACCCAATAAAAATCTCATACACATTAGTTACAACACCAATGGTACAGTGCTGCCTAGCCAAGAACTGATAGACTTATGGAGTCAGTACAAGTTAGTACAACTAGATTTTAGTATCGATGACATTGGCGCAAGATTTGAATATCAACGTTATCCAGCCAAATGGTCCAAAGTTGCAAGTAATCTGCAGTGGTACATAGACTATGCTCCGAATAATTGCATGTTTTCTGTAAACACTACAGTAAGTATATTAAATCAACACAATCTTGATAATCTAAATCAATGGTTACAAGAAAATTTCTGTGTATCAAGATTTACAGATATAATAGAGCATCGACAACAGTTGGCGCATGGTAGATTTGCTTTGACACGGTCTAGAAAACCTGCATTACAATTCTTAGATGAGTGTGATACTCGTCGAGGCACCAACTGGCGTACTACGTTTCCAGAGCTGGAAGTTGAATAATTATGTATAAGTTTGATCAAATACGTCATGTGCATTTGGAAATTTCTAGCAGGTGCAATGCCAATTGTCCATTGTGCCCTAGAAGTTTCTTTGGGTATCCTCACAACAACGGCTACGTTGAACGCGATCTAACGCTGGAGGATGCCCAATGCATCTTTCAACCTGACTTCATACAACAGTTAGACGAACTGTACATCAATGGTAACTTTGGCGATGCTGTAATGAATCCCGAAACTGTTGACATAATTGAATATTTTAAACTTCACAATCCAAAGATTCATGTTATGATCAGCACCAACGGTGGTGCAAGAAACAAAAAATTCTGGCAAGATCTTGCTAGACTAAACACTGAAGTATATTTTTGCATTGATGGACTAGAAGAAACACACCATTTGTATCGACAGAATACTGTGTACTCTACTGTAATACAAAACGCCCGAACATTTATTGCCGCAGGAGGACGTGCGGTGTGGCGTATGATTGAGTTTGACCATAATAAACATCAGCAAGCAGAAGCACAGCAACTAAGTCAACAGTTGGGATTTGCGAAATTTGCAATAACTAGAGGAGACCGAATTAACAGTCCAGTGTTTGATAAAGATGGAAAACTTACTCATATCATCGGTGATCCGTTGAAAGAGTTTGGCGAGATAGATTTTGAAAAAATGCGTGATGTTAGAATCAATGGTGAAATACTGTTAGAAGATATTGTTGGCAACGAAACTCCTCGTTCCATTGATTGCGAAGTTCAAAAACGAAAATCAGTGTACGTTTCCAGCACTGGCGATGTGTTTCCGTGTTGCTATCTCGGATTCTCCCCCAAGACCTTTGGTCGAGGAGGTTGGCACCAAGCTGTAAACAAACAGTTTAGTCATATGATTGGCAATAACAATGCTATCAAGCACAGCTTAGAAGAATGCATGACCTGGTTTGAGGAAATTGAAAAGACCTGGAGCATCCCTGAGTTTGATCAAGGACGATTGGTTATATGTAATCGTCAGTGTGGGAACTGTGGATCGTCTTTGGGTAAATCAGATGTGTGAATAGTTAAACCTAACAAGCCGCTATATCTCACTTGATCAGTGCGATTCCATCCCTCGTGCCAGGTGTCATGGTTGTTCATGTGCCACCACCCATCGCCAAATGCAGTGGTCATGCGTGTGGGATTACTGCGATGTTGATCAGTATAAAAATAAGAACTTAAATCTGGTGTGTCGTGATCACTAAAGTAAATCATTCCTGTAGCAATCAGCTGACGATAATCTGTGTGTATGTCGTTGACAAAACCAGGCATGTCTTTGGTAAACTCAATGTGTGTTCTTGATCGACGGCACATTTCGTCAGCACTCATGCCCCAAGTAACATCAATACCATGATACTCTTGATACATCCAATCAATAGCTTGACGCTTGAATTCAACACTGCCAAAGTATCTACTAACACCAGTGAGTGCTTGGTGTTTCCACTGTGGCCGCAAACATTTAAAACGCATGCCAGGCCACGGATTGTGACCTACTGGAGAAATTTCTCCGTGCGGCACCCAAGCTTCGTCATCAAGTTCTTGGATAATCTGCGCTCGCTCAAATGGTAACTCTAATTTTAGTTCGCTTACAAAACGTCGAATGCCAATGAATTTAGTGTTGAGGGTAGTTTCCATATACATATTTACAACATGAATCAAGATTCAAAATTATATTGCGCCTGGGCAGATTCAGGCATTGCATTACACAATTCGGGCAGATGCCTGTTGTGTTGTCACAGCCAAACATACCTGCAGGACAACAATCAACAAGACTTGTACCTTGATGTCAATACCTTGCAGGATGCATGGACTAGCCCTACTAGACAACAGATACAAGCAGACCTTGACGTAGGCATTCAGCACCCTAACTGTAGTGCTTGTTGGGCAGAAGAAAATGCAGGTCGTAGCAGCCGCAGACTTGTGGCCAATCAGCAGTTCAAGGACCTACCACAAAACGCACATCGTCCACAGCTGGTTGATCTCAAACCTGGTAACACCTGTAACTTAGCCTGCAGAACATGTTGGCCCGAAGTGTCAAGCAAATGGTATCGCGACTATTGGGAACTAGAAGCACACAAGCAAGAACCTGACTATAAGAAGTATCTAGCCAGTTGGGGCAGGATCAAAAGCAGTTATGAACCTGAAAACACTCGCCTGTGGAATGAGTTGGAAGAATGGTTAACTGATGTCCGGTACTATGACATCTATGGTGCTGAGCCCATGCTGTTGAGCAATGTGTTTAATATCCTACAACAAGCTGTGGATAAAAATCTAGCTCAAGATCAAAGTCTGCACATCAATACCAATGGTACAATTTGGAATCAACGATACATTGATACATTAACACAATTCAAACATGTTGCATTAGACATCAGCATAGATGGTATTGGTCCACATTTTGATTACATACGATATGGGGAAACTTGGAGCACAGTAGAAAAGAACTTGGATCGTTATCAAGAACTAGTACGCCAACACTCTAATATCAGCATGTGCGTTTGTGTCACTGTATGTGCCTACAATATCTTGTATCTTGAAGAGATTGAGCAGTATTTTAAACAGCGTGGCATAGGCTACTTCTTTAACATGGTGCATCATCCACAACATATCAATGTGCGTGTGTTGCCCGATCAAGTCAAAGCACAAGTTAGAACACATCTAGCAGGAGCCAGTCATCAAGTTGCCAGCATACTAGACTTTATGGACATGCCGTTAGATAATCAAACTGAATTGTGGGCAAAGTTCTGGTCAACAACAAAAAAGCTAGACCTGTTGCGCAAACAAGATCTAGCCGAGACGTTTCCTGAATTGTGGAAATTGGTTAAGCCGCAGTAATTACAGCAGTCCAGGTCGTGACGCCATTGGTATTTACATACATACGATCATTGGTGGTAGTGCCATCGCTTCTAAGATACAAAGATCCTTTGGCAGCACTCAGTGTTGGCACACCAGATCCAAAAAATACGCCAAAGTTTGCAGTAGATGAAAACACATATCCAGCGCCAGCTACACCACCTGCTGGCAGAGATGTGGCACTTAGCGCCAGCACCTGACCGTCGGTTCTGATATTTCCGCCAGTTACATTACCAAGTGCTACCACTTGAGAACTAGTAGTCAAATTTCCAGAAATAACATTACCAGTTAAACTGACATTTCCTGTTACACCAATATTACCACTGGTAATATTACCAGTGGCAGTGATTAATCCAGCAGTTCGGATGTTACCGCCAGAGACGTTGCCTACAGCACTAACAAATCCACTAACAATAGCATTACCACTAGCGGTAACATTGCTACCAGTGATGTTGCCAGTGGCCACTACAAACCCTGCTACACCTAGACCGTTTGTGGTGAACACCACTACGTTTGCAGTGCCACCAATTGTTGTTTGAATATTACCACTTGGTGCGTCAATGGCTATTTCTGTGGTACCTGATGCGATCCTTGTTGAACTAGACAATCCTGTTAAAAAAGATCCGTTGCCAAGTAAATAAGATCCAGTGATGTTGCCAGCGGCAAATATTACACCACCTACTGCCACATCACCAGCTACTCCTACACCTACCCCAGCAATAATGTTACCGCCAGTGATATTACCGCCTGCTGATATCTGTCCAGCGGTACGTAAATTACCACCAGTGATATTACCTGTTGCACTGAGTAAACCAGTTACGATCCCACCAGTGTTGGCCCATACTGCAACATTTGATGTTCCGCCAACGCTGATAGTGACATTACTATTGGCAATTACTCCAACATTACTATTTCCGTTGACAATAGATGTACCGCCTGACACAACAATACCAGTCAGTCCTGATCCGTTGCCAATAAAAAAGTTACCAGTTACATTGCCTGTGGCACTTACTTGCCCAGCAGTACGTAAATTACCACCAGTGACATTACCAGTGGCGCTTGTTATTCCGGCTGTCAACAAGTTTCCGCCGGTTAAATTACCGGCAAATGTTTGAGTTGTAGCTACAAAGTTTCCAACAACGTTGCCTGCCACATAAAGATTACCATTGATTCCAACCCCACCTGCCACAGTCAATGCCCCAGAAGTGGTACTGGTACTGGCTACGTTGCTGTTGATTGTTACAGGATTAGTATAATAGCTCAATGGACGATTCAAATCAAACACTGTGATTGTGGTACCACCATCTACTGTGCTAAAACCAAATTCGTAATAGCCGGTGGCACCAAAGGTGATTGTGCTGCCTGACAGTCCTTGAATACCAGCAATGCCTTGAGTGGCAGCCGCAGGCAAAGTCACTGTGTAGGCGGTGTTGGTAATGTAAATTCGCAGTCTTAAAAAGCCATAATTGTTTGCCGCAGGCCATTTTGTAAAGCCCAAAGTAACACTGCCAGTGGCCGGAGAGAGACTTTGATAATGTCCGGTAGTATAATCCACTGTGACTGGTCCCGAAGTGGTTGTAAGATTCACCGCAGTTGCGCTAAAATCTTGTATCTTGGCAGCATAAAGCAGTGCATCATTCATGTTGTTGTCCAACGTGGTGCCTGTGAGTGCTGCCTTTAGTACTGCTTTGTTTTGTAAATCTGTTATTTCAGTTGCGGCATAGTTGAAATTGGTCTGTGTGGCAGTGAAATTATCGCGGAAACCCTGTGTGTTATTGGGTTGCCCTGCTACAGGATATGTAGCATCGATATTTGATGGATTGATTTGACTGGTCATTTGTGTTCCTTGGCTTTAAAAGCAGTAATAGATATTTATTAGAATCTAAAAAGCACTAAATAATCCAAAGGCTCTTGATCGAATGCAAAAAAAGACACGCAGTTTGTTAGAAGAATTGGACTCAATGTATGTTGAGCGTGATCGTCGCCTGATAATTGAAAGTCGAGCTGACAATATCATTGCCAGCGCCATTAGACTAGTGGAACAAATTGAACATGAGTTTGGTGCTGAACAAGCAGAAAATCTCACAAGAAAATTGCTCAATGCCATAAGAACAAAGGATGCTGGAAAGTTTTCCAGATCCGTTAGGAAAACCAATGCAGATTCATGAAATAACACGCAAGCCAATAAAAGAAGATGTGGTGTCTGGACTTACCAACATGCTGTACAAATCAGCTGGGGTGGCCAATCCATTAGATTCCTTGGACCAAACCCGTCTTGGACCAAAAGTTGATAGTAATTTACGTCAAGGTGCCGCTGGCGAAGTGAACAAGACATTACTGGCACCATTGGCCAAAGAAATGCAAAAACGCTGGGCACAAAATGTGCAACAACTGATGTTGAAATCTGACGACCCTGAGACAAAAAATCCTGTTACATCAGCAGCGCAAATTGATAAAGCCGCCTTGGAAAAAGAATTATATCAGTTTGTAAATCAACTGGCTGGAGTTGATATTGATGAACTTCCAGATGACGGATCAGGGCAGGCCAACTTGTTAAAAACTGAACTAAAACCACAAATCACGGCTGCCATTGCAGACACACAGAAACCCAATCCTGGAGCCAATGTCTGGCTGCCCTTGGCCACCAGTATTCAACGTGCCAAAAGCATTAAAAACTTCGGTAAAGGGGCTGACAATACTGCCAACAATCGAGTTGCCACAGTGACATTTGATCCTAGCAACAATCCGTTGTATAATGGCAAACCCTACAACGCCAATGACCCTTCTCACAGAATGGCATTGACATTACAACAAAAACTACTGAAAAACCCGCAGCCTTAACATGAAATATCTAACTAAACTATTAGAAGGCGGCAATGTGTTCAAGGACAAGCAAGGCCAGCCACTCACACAACGTATCAATCAAGCAGATGTGCCTGCTACCATTGCTTATATCGAAAACATTCTGGGAATTGAATTCCCTACGGAACGCTGGCTGGGATCCACTGGCCGCAAGCCCACATCTGGCGATTTAGATCTTGGCGTGGACCTAAATGAAATTGATAAAGATCAATTGGCCTCAGCATTACAAAAGATTGTGACCAGTCAAGGATTGGACCCACGTGAATGGGTGGTTAAAAAGGGCGAAGTTCATTTCCGTACTCCCATTGCCGGAGACCCCAACAAAGGCTATGTGCAAACTGATTTTATGTTTTTTCCTAACTTGGACTGGGGCACATTCTATTATGGTGGCGCAGAAGGATCTGCATACAAGGGTATGAACCGTAATGTGTTAATGTCCAGCATAGCCAAGGCCTTGGGTTTCAAAGTAGGCGCCAATGGCATGTTCAGTCGGTCAACAGAAGAGCTAGTACAAGGCGGAATGGATCCCAGCCAGGTAGCCCGAGTATTATTGGGTCCTGCATTCACAAAAGAAAACCTAAAGAATGTGGAAAGCATCTACGCCGCATTGAGTAATGATCCCAATAAAGATGCCAAGCTAAAAGACTTTCGTGAATATCTTCAACGTGAAGGATTAAAAGAACCACAACTGTCAGTGTCCGAAGATGATGTGGGATTTCTGGGTCGCTTGCGTGATCGTATTGTTAATAAAGGCTATGTTGCCTTGGTAGAAGCAGAAGAGCCCGGTGTAGGCGGTAGAGCCAAGGGCATTGAACACTTGGAAGATCTTGTGTTCCGTCGTGGCACACAAGGCATTCAAGATGCACTGGAAATTGTACAACACGCCACTGAAAATCCCCGAACAACCACTGCCAAGTGGGACGGCAAGCCTGCTGTGATCTGGGGCCGTAAACCTGCTACAGGCGAGTTTGTGTTGACAGATGGCTCAGGCTTTGAAGCCAAAGGCTACGACGGTCTTGCTACCAGTCCTGAAATGATGGCACAGATTCAACGCACACGATCTGGTAACCGTGACGAACTGATCAACTTGTACGCAACTCTATTCCCTGTGCTGGAAGCCAGTTTGCCCGCTAACTTCCGAGGCTATGTCAAAGGCGACTTGCTGTACATGTCAACACCTCCTGAGATTGCAGGCAACTATGTTTTCCGTCCCAACACTGTTGAGTACAAAATTCCAGCTCGAAGTAACTTGGGCCAACGCATAGCCAACAGTGATATTGGCATTGCTGTACACTCAATGTACTCTGATGTGGGCGATGCACGTCAGCCCTTGAGCGGTGTAAAGTTTAATGAAGTTCCAGGCTTGATGCTAGAGCGTCCTGCAACGCCTCGGGCACTGGCTGCTGAGCCTGCCAAAGTCAAACAACTCAAACAACTAATTCGTACAGATGGTGCTGACATTGCCACCTTGTTTAATCCTGCAGAACTACGAGCACACAAGATCACAGACCTTGCCAAACTGTGTGTGGACTATATCAATACCAAGGTTGGTGCTCCGCTGAACCCTGCAACACTGTTGCCCGAGTTTGGTGAATGGTTACAAAGCAAGGTAACTCCCAGCAAGTTCCGTAACATTGTGGAGTACCTGGAAAGTCCCACTAGCAATACCCCTGCATTGGCAGCGGCATTTACAGCGTTCTTGCTATTGCATGATCTAAAGATGGACATCCTAAAGCAAGCAGATCTAGAACATCCTGGACAAGAAGGCTGGGTCATGGCCACTCCTGCAGGCTATGCCAAAGCTGTGAATCGCTTTGACCCCAATGCTTTTGCCGCTCAAAACCGACAACGTAATAATCCTGTTCAATGATCAATATTGATTTGCCAGACAATAAGTCTATTATCGTCTTTTCATCATTTAGAACACGATCTACGGCACTATGCGATTGGATTGCACAAGAAAAAGGACTAACAAATTTCGACGAAGCCTTTTTATATGTAGAGCATGCAATATCATTTGTGAATTTTATTAATAGGTCGTCAGGCAACTTTGTTGCCAAGGTCATGTGCAGTTCTCACCAATACACACCAGAAATTCAGCAATTCCTACAACCTCTATTGAATCAATGTACACTGATACGACTACATCGTCGGAATGTTTTTGCTCAGATCACAAGTTTTTATTGCGCCGTAAAAACCCAACAATGGCATTTTGTTAAAAAGTACACCGACGATCGTTATCCACTGTTTTCTGAAGACTGCTTCACAGGAGAAATACCAATAAATATTGCGGAACTAAAAAACGCCGCAATCTCTATATTAACTACCAATCAACGATTGCAAGCGATCAACACTAGATTTGATCTAGAACTAGTGTCTGAAGATCTCGGAGTCCTGCCGTCAAACTTCCAAGTGATCCCTTCTCTTGCCAATCAGAATCAACTAAATACAGCACTACAAACACTTATTGACAGTGATGAAGAAGTAGGCAATTTATACCATAACAGACAAGATTTCAGTCACTTTGGTAAATAAGTGTAGGGTCAACGTACCCACAAACTTAAAGGAAAATTAAAATGGCTTATATTACCCCCGTAAATGGTGATGCACAACCGGTATTTGCACTAGACGTACAAAACGGTCCCGTTGCTCCATCCGCTTCTACTGCCGCTACACCGGTTCAACCTGCTGGTCCTAAACTGGACTTCTTCCGCGTTGTTGCCAACACTACTGTTGTGTCACAACAAGGTGTGCAAGAGTATGTTGCTAACGTTATCAACGCTATCCAACAAACTTCTACAATTGCAATGTATCAAGTTGACGGTACTGTGTTGAGTTTTGCTACATACCCAACAGGCGCTTTTGGCAATGCCAGCACACAAGCCGCTGGTTTCTTGAGTGCTGCCAACATCACCTTCACAGGTTATCAGTTGGATAGTTGCACAAGCGTTGGCTTCAAGCTATCGACCTAATCATTCACTGATTAACAACAAAACCCAGGTTAGAAATATCCTGGGTTTTTTGTTGGCCGTTAAATACTCCTATAATGCGAATACTCTGTAGAACTCTTTTTGATTGCTCACCTACTGGCGTAACTGGACACTACAGGCCCAGCCAGGTGCCATTTACAGACGATGCTGGAAACACTATTAACAATCAACACGAGTGGATGTTTGCCAGAAATCAACAGCGCAACTGGGAAACATTGAATCAGTTGATCAGCCTGCGCACACAAGTATTTGATGTAGAGCCAGTGATCAGTGCTCCAGGCGAATGGCGCTTTGAATTCTCTGTAGAGCATGCAGAAGTCTACAACACTGACCTATCTGGACTGATTGCAGAGTGCGCAGGAGTACCCATGCTCACAGGACTTACTGAAACACTCACAACTCAATACACACTGGTAACTGACGGCCCGGATCAGAACATTTGGTTTGAACCCATAAATAAATGATGGGAGCCTATAATGGACACAACTGATATTGAGAAAAAGAGTCTTGAAGCACATGTTGAATTGTGTGCTGAGCGATATAAGTTACTTGAACTTAAATTAGAGACTCTCGAATCTAATGTTGACAGTTTAAAAACCACCATTAATGAAGTGCATGACATGGTGCAAATAATGGCAGCCAAACGTAATGATCAATTGGTCACTTGGGGATCGGGTATCATTGGCATGCTGTTGGCCACTGTTGGATGGCTAGTCACAACGTATGTATTTAAATGAACAAACAAAACAAGCTAGAAGCCTTTGCCGCAAAAGAACTACTCAATCTAACTGATAAATTGATTGTGGATGATGGTCGCGGCGGCATACTAGCTTTTGGAAAATACAATATTATACCCACAGACTACAAGTTTATAGTTAATATTAAAAATCAAGATTCTATAACATTTGGTAGCAAAAAAAGTGCTATCAGTTGGTGCATTGCTGATCAGCACAACCAAAACAATCTAGCACGATACATACTCACGCTAGATACCAAAAAACATAGCCTAGCGGCGGATATACACTGCCGTCAAGCCTTGGCCAATCGTAGCAATCGCGAAGATTTCTATGAATGTGTTTCCACCAAAATTCAAAGCAAGATAGATCGTCTGTCAGCCTTGGATGCCGAATTAGAGAAATGTTTAATTTCGGCTAAATATATGCAAATTAGAGGATTCTCAAATGAAACTGCAAGAACTGGCCGCCCCGTCGCCAACAAAACAAATCGCTAAAGTTTTCGAAAGTTACTTTGGTTCTAACATTGAGTTTGATCGTTTAACATCGCGTCAAACTCAGCACCTGTTGCAACGTGTGCAAGGTTTGCTACGTGAGCATCGTTCAGGGTCTGCTAGATATCAGAGCCAACAAAACCCAGGTTACCTTAAACTGGTAATGATGGAACAGGCACTGACCACACGCATGGCTGAGGAGGCTATTCCTGTTGCTCCAGTTGCTGGTGCCGCACCAGGCGCCAAGCCAGCACAACCAAGCACTGTGCAAGTTAAAGATCCCAAACTGGCTGCTGCTTTGAAAAAGAGCCAAAGTGGTCAAACACTCAACCCTGATGAGCAAAAACTTGTTGCTGGTGCTGCCATGATGCAGGCCGAAAGTCGTCTGCGTCGTGTGATGACTCGCTTGAATGAAAGCGAAGTACAACAAGCTCAAGTTGTGTTGGCCGCACAAGACATGGTTGACAAAATGCAAGGCATGTTGGAAGATGTAACTGAATTACAGTTCAAAGAATTACCAGCTCTAGTTGACTCGATCAAGAACCAAGTGGGCATTGATCAAGCCACACAATTCAACACAGATGCCACAGCCGCTCTTGCTGGCCTGGTACAAAACTTACAAGGTGCCAAAGCTGCCTTGGATCAAGCCCTGGGCGTGGTAACAGGTCAAGCACCTGCTCCTGACGCTGGCATGGCCACTGCTCCTGGTGTGGTTGATGTACAAGCCAACATGGGTGCCGCTCCTGCTCCAGAAATGGGCGGCGCAATGCCTCCTGAAGTTCCTGCAGAACCAGAAGCAGCCGCAGGCGGTGCTGGTCTGGGCCGAGCACGTAGATAATGCGATTCCGTGAATTCATAACAGAATCCACAACACCCAGCCCCGACGAACTGTTAGGGCTGGTCAACTTTCTTGCCGGACGTGCAGACGACGAAGGCGCACAAAAACAAATCTCTCGAGGTGCATTTATCAGCCTAGCACAAAGTCTGGGCATTAATGTTACCGAAGACAACATTGAAGAGATTGTGGGACAACCTCCATTGAGTTCGGTACTAGAACCAATGACTCCAGAAGCACAAGAAATCATATTCAAAGGTGAAGGCGAACCTGCCGAACCGGTTGCTATGCCTGTGAACAAAGCACAAGACATAGTTGCCAATGCCGCCAAATCGGCAATGAACAAATCCCGCGGCGTTTAATCAAAACTGTCAACATTTGGTTGACTTTAGGCGTTATATATAGTATAATAACTTAAAGGAGATCACTATGAAAAAGATCTTAATTTCACTAGCATTGTTAATGGTCACAGTGCCTGCACTAGCACAACATTGGCGACATGGCCACCACGGTCCGTATGGACATGCCAGATACTACGGCCATTATGGTCATAATAATTGGGTCGCCCCGTTAATCATTGGCGGGGTAGTAGGTGCTGTTATTGCCAATAGACCTGCACAAGCAGAAACAGTGATTGTGCAACAACAACCCGTCTACGTGCCGCAAGAGTCTTGCACGCCTTGGAAAGAAATCCAAACACTCGACGGTAAAATCTACCGCGAAAGAACCTGTACACAATAATATGGCATATTCCAATCAAGTAGTAGATCATTATGAGAATCCACGCAACGTGGGTAGCTTTGAAAAAGGCGACGAAGATGTAGGTACAGGCATGGTAGGAGCACCTGCCTGCGGTGATGTGATGAAGTTACAAATAAAAGTAAAAGATGGAGTAATCACAGATGCAAGATTTAAAACATATGGTTGCGGCTCAGCGATTGCGTCGAGTTCGCTGGTTACTGAATGGGTCAAAGGACGCACACTTGACGAAGCGGCAGCGATCAAAAATAGCGAGATTGCTGATGAGCTTGCCCTCCCCCCTGTTAAAATTCACTGTTCAATACTTGCAGAAGATGCAATCAAAGCGGCAGTAGAAGACTATCGCAAAAGACATCAATGATCTATGTGCTAGGTGACAGCTTTAGTTCGGGCAGTGAACTAGCTGATTATTTGTACCCCAGTTGGCCAGGCCACACAGAACGCACATCCAATCTAGTCAAATATCACAACTGGTGCGGTAGTGATATTGCAATAAAAGAAAGTCAAGAACTTCATAGAACACTAGGTGACAAGGTACTTCATGACCTGGAAGCAAAGTTATGTTGGCCAGGGCAGTTGGCAGAAATAACTCAACAAACAGTAATTAATCAGTCTGCGGCCAAGTCAGGCCCCAGTTACTGGCCTTACAAGCTGGCACAAGATCTAATAAAGATTAAACCAGACACTGTGATATTGCAGTTTAGTTCTATTGATCGAGAAGTATTGTTCAATAATCAGTATCAGGATAAAATTTTACCAAGGTTTGTAAATGCTGGCACAGTGCCTCGATTAGGACCTGAAACTGATTATTTTGTTAACTTAAAACTGCTAGAAGGATGGGAATCTAATTTTTATAGATTTCTAGTCACAGTGATGATTTCACAAGCCATATGTCGCAGTCACGGAGTCAAGAACATACATGTGTTTTCTACCCACAACTTTGTTAGTTCTGTTCTAGACCCAGCTGGTGGTATCAAATTATTAAACCAATTTCCTGACATACGTGGAGCCTGGGAAGACACAGGCATTGATTGGTTGCACATTAACAATATTGTAACCTATGCCAGTAGTGCAAGAGGTGAGTTACCAGGCGGGCATTACAATGCAGAGACCAACAGACGGTTTGCTGAAATGGTAGCCAGCAAATATATCTTAAATACATCATGATTAACATCTCAGACATTCGAGAATTACAAATAGAAATCAGTTCCTTGTGTAACGCAAGGTGCCCCATGTGCATGCGCAACTATCATGGATTTCCCTACAATTTTGGTTATAAAGAAACCAATTTGACCTTGGAAAAAATCAAAACAATTGTGCCTGAGACTGTGGTTGCACAACTGAAACGTGTGTTAATAAATGGAAACCTTGGCGACCTAGTGATGAATCCTGAAACACCCAGTATATTGGCTTGGTTTAGACAACACGGACAAAAATTTAAACCTGGAAAACCTGGATTAACACTTTCTGCATCCACCAATGGCGGCGCCCAAGGTCGTGAATTTTGGCAATCCTTGGCAGCCACAGGAGTGGTTATGGAGTTTTGCATTGACGGTCTTGAAGACACTCATCATATCTACCGACAAAACACAGTGTTTGAAACAGTGATCAAAAATGCTCAAATCTTTATTGCAGCCGGTGGGCATGCCAATTGGTGCATGACTGAATTTGATCACAATCGTCATCAGATCAACGAAGCACGTGAACGCAGTGAAGCACTGGGATTTAAAAAATTCAATTTGAGACATCATGGCCGAGACTGGGGACCAGTATACAATCAACACGGCCAAAAAATATTTGAACTCAAAAAAGAATCAGGTAAAACTTTCCCAGATCAAATCACAGAAGAATGGATCAATCTGCACGGACCTCGTAAACTGGCCCAGGCACCCTACGATGAAGTTGAGTGCAAGGCCCTACACATTTGGTCACCAGTGAGTATGTATATTGCATCCGACGGCAATATAGATCCGTGCTGTTTCATTGGCAATTTCAGCAAGCCTGGCACAACATATGTGGAAGATGTTCATGTGCTCAGGGACGGAGCCACTGTAGACACATTGGAAAAAGGCGTAGTGTGGTTCAATCAGATAATTGACACATTTGACACCCCTAAACAACTAACTGCTTGCAACACATATTGCACTAAAAAATCATGGTATCAGTAACTGACATTGCGGCTAGAAAGATAAAACAAACACTCCAACGTCGCGGGCATGGTGTAGGCATCAGACTAGGTGTTCGTACCACAGGCTGTTCAGGCCTGGCCTATGTGTTGGAATATGTTGATGCACCCAAAACTGAAGATCAATGCTTTAGCTGTAACGGCTGTGAAATTTATGTAGATCCCAAGAGTTGTGCCTACTTGCAAGGCGTAACTGTGGACTTTGTGCGCAACGGCCTAAATGAAGGATTTGAATTCCGCAATCCCAATGAGCGTGATCGTTGCGGTTGCGGAGAAAGTTTTCGAGTATGACCGACGCACTGAAAAAGTCTGTAGACCAACGACTGTTATGGGCTGAACAAAATCCCACATTGTGCATATATCCCTATGTCACACTAGACACACGTTATTCAGAGCTGAGTTCAGAACCCGTGTACAAAACCTGTTGTTGCAATCTTGACGACAGAACTTTTGTGCCCAGTGCAGGAGCAGATCCATTTGCTGATATCAAAGAGCAACAGTTAAATGAACAATGGCCTGAAGCATGCTGGCGCTGTAAATCTGAAGAAGACCACAGTGGTGCTAGTGAACGTGTGAATGGTTTCTTGGGATACATTGAAGATAGATTAAGGAGTTTTGTAGAAAAACAAGCACTTCCTGAGTTTGAACTGCGGGTCAAGTTCAGTAACTTTTGTAATCTAGCCTGCAGGAGTTGTTCAAAAACAGAAAGCTCGACCTGGGCTAGAATAACCAATACTCCTGTGAGCGAACAGTATGAAATAGATATTAGTACAAGTCCTGAACACTGGAAGTTGATTACCACAACCATATTAGAAAAATTGCCCGAGGTAGAGCATTTTTATGTGCATTTCATTGGTGGGGAAAGTCTTGTGCAGCCAGGCATGAAAAAACTTTTGAACTGGATGATTGCTCAAGGAATTGCACCTCGTGTGCATCTGCGTGTGACCACTGCACTGTCAGTACGGCCAGGCTACGATCTCATGAGCAAGATGTCACAGTTTAGAGATGTAGATATCAATTTAAGCATTGACTCAGTGGGCGACAATTATCAATATCTGCGGTGGCCGGCTAAATTTGAAAAGATTGAAAACAATTTAGCCACACTAATGAGTCATCAAACCACTCTGAGTATTGTGTCTGGAAAGAAAACATATACTCCTAGATGGCGTTGTTTGATCACACCAGTGTTCAGCCTCAACAACATCATGTACATTGACGAATTTATGACCTATTGGTCAGCCTGGTTTGATCAACAGCATTATTCATTTCCTATAAAACCTATTAATCTTACAAATCAGACCCGCCACCTGGACGTAGAAGCCTTGCCTATACGATATCGACCAGCGTTGATTGAGTTTTTACAGATCTGTGTCGGGCATGGCATCTTTAAGAAATATCCTGACCATACCCGGGTGCTTTTTAATTTTATAAATTCCACAATTGAAGAATTAAAGAACATGCCCGAAAGTCATGAACAATGGTTAAAATTTCTAAGCCATAATGCCTATTTTGACAAAAAGACTGACCAATCATTTGCTTTACTTAATGAAAGACTGTATAATCTACTAGATGCCCCTGACAAAGAATTGATCAATATCATGACTAATGACATTGATATAGAAAAACAATTCTCCCTGGAAATAACTCACCGGGTGGCATTCTTTAAGAAACTTGATGTACAATCCTAAATTTGATTACCAACCCATTCCCCGAGTAGTAGTTGAAGGCAAACGTTTTTACTCCACACCAGATGGCAAAAATTTACCTTCAGTTACCACAATACTTGACAAAACCAAAAGCGAAGAAAGCCGGGAAGCACTGAACCGATGGCGTCGTAGTGTGGGTGCAGAAAAAGCACAGCAGATCACTACGGAAGCTGCCAATCGAGGCACACGTATGCACACCTATCTTGAGGACTATGTAAAGACAGGTGAAATCAAAGAACGCACTACAAATCCTTACAGCTGGGCCAGTCATGCCATGGCACATGTGGTGGTGGAAAAGGGTTTGAAGAATGTGAACGAATTTTGGGGCATCGAAGTTCCGCTATACTTTCCCGGGATCTACGCAGGCACAACAGACGGCGCCGGGATTCATCTGAATGAAGAATCAATCTTGGACTACAAGCAAAGCAACAAGCCCAAACGGCGTGAATGGATTGAGGACTATTTTGTGCAGTTATGCGCCTATGCAGAAGCACACAATGAAGTGCATGGCACACGCATACGCAAGGGTGTGATCTTGATGTGCGTCAAACCAGATGTTGACGAGCAGTTCAACATCATTAAACCCCCAGAATATCAAGAGTTTGTGTTGGAAGGTGCAGAGTTTGATCGCTACAGAGATCTGTGGTGGCGCCGTGTTGAGCAGTTCTATCTGCTAAATACGTGATCTATTGAGGACGCACCGTGGCCATTTTACAAATATCTAGAATTACACAACGAAAAGGTCTGGCACAAGACTTACCTGAGCCACTGGCTGGCGCAGAATTGGGCTGGGCAGTAGACACACGACAATTGTTCATTGGCAATGGCGAACTAACCGAAGGTGCTCCTGTTGTGGGCAACACTGAAATCCTTACAGAATTTTCAGATCTGTTGCAATATACCACAGCCTATACCTACAAAGGTTCTGCTGCCGGATATGACGTACAAACAGGTGCCACATCAGGTTCACCAGTAAGTCAAAGCCTGCAGAGCAGACTGGACAGCTATGCCGTGGTCACAGACTTTGGCGCCACCGGAGACGGAGTTACAGACGACACAGCCGCTATCAATCGTGCCTTGTTTCAGTTGTACTGCCGCCAGACCAACACACAGATTCGTAGAAGTTTGTTCTTCCCTGCAGGAACATATCTAATCACTGACACTATCAAGATTCCTCCATTTGCTCAGTTGTACGGAGAAGGTCCTAACTCCAGTATCATTAACTTTGCTGTAGAAACCTGGTCTAGTGCCATACCTTATGCCACAGGCGTGTTGGTATACTATCCTGCAGGCTCGGGCGGTGTCTACTATTTCCGATCAATTGCCGCGGTGTCTGCTGGCACAGCAATCACAAATGTCAACTTTTGGGACCCAGTGCCAGCGGGCCTACCAGAATACGTGGTACGCACAGCAGACAGCTTGCAACAGGTAGGCAGCGACATTGGCACAGGTGGCGCACAATATGCTCCGCAAAGCATTGAAGTATCTGGCATGCGATTCCAAACAGCCACATATGGCAATGACTCTGCTAACTCTCACAACATCTTAATGGTGGAAGATGCTGAACAAGTATCTTTTACCAACATCACATTCCAAGGCCCGTTTACTGCCAGCACAAACATAAACACAGTGACTGATGCCTCTCTCAGCGGAGTAAACTTTGCCAGCACAATATCGTATCCTTGTAACCAAATCTATTTTGATAACTGCAGATTCACCGGAGTCACTTATGGCGTCAATACTGATGCTGTGATCAACGGCGCCACAATCAGTAACTGCTATTTTGATGCCATGTACCGTGGTATTATTTTAGACACCAGTCCCACAGGCGTTCGCATGGTACACAACACCTTTGATGATGTGTACACTCAAGGCATTCAGATTGTGGGAGCAACATTTAACATCAGTGCCTACAACATATTCTATGATGTGGGCAACAACTACACTGTCACAGCCACCACACCTGTGATCAGTATTGACACAGACAACAATGTCAGCATGGGCGACATGTTCCAGCGCACCACTGCACAGAGCGCAACCTATCCTCGTGTGAGCCTAGGCGCCACTGGTAGTATTGCGTTTGGCATGAACACCAGCAAGATTGGTTATGTAATATCAGGTGTGGCCAATACCACTATTGCCAACCAGATGAATCTGGGTCAGTATGTGCGCACTACTGGCGTGGTATCCACCCTGGCCGATTCAGCCGCAACTTCTACCTTGTTCACAGTGGACAGCAGTGCCACAGGCATCCGAGCATTCCGAATGGATTACACTATCAAGCGTGGCACAACTTATCGCACAGGCACAATTACTATTGTGTCTGGAACCACATTCTCGTTTACTGATGACTATTCAGATAATGCGTCAACTGGCTTTGTGTTATCGGCTGCAGAAGCCACCAGTGTGGTCACAGTGTCATACGCAGATGCCACCCCAACTGGCACAGCCGGCTCAATAACTTACTCTATCACTCACCTAGCTTAATGTGGCATAAAACCTTTAGTGACCGACTAGCAAGTTGGTCCAATCTTCGTCGCCAGTGTGAATCCCTGGACACTGATGCAACTCTCTCAGCCATCAATTCATGGTGGTTTGACGCACCCTGGACGCCATATCACCTACACTGGGACGACCGTGCAAATTGGCCAGATCCCTGGCAATTACTGGATGACAACTTGTATTGTGGCCTTGCTCGCGGCCTTGGAATCCTGTATACTATAACAATACTTGATAGACCCGACCTACAAGATGCGGTGCTTGTAGAGGTGGATAGCGACAATTTAGTCCAAGTGAACCAGGGAAAATATATATTGAATTGGGACCGAGACACTGTCGTAAATATCAACCTGAGTCTCAAAAAGACTCGACATCAGATAACACAAAACCAAATAAAACTACAAATAAAGTAGGAGTAGAATGAAAATAATAACAGTTGTAAAACGCTCAGGGCAGCGGGAGCCATTGGCATTGGAAAAGTGGCAGACACAAATTGCCAAAATATGCGCAGGCATTGCAGACGTGAGCCAGAGCATGGTAGAGATCAAGGCACAGTTGCATTTTTACGATGGAATTACCACCAAGGAAATTGATGAAATTACCTTACGTGCCATAGTTGACCTTATTGACGTAGAGTCAAATCCTGATGTGGGTCACACCAATTATCAATTCGTAGCAGGCAAGCAACGACTCAGCATGTTGCGTAAAGATGTATATGGTTCATATACTCCACCACACTTGTATGAAATTGTAAAGACCAATGTAGACACTGGCCTATACACTCCAGAATTACTGGAATGGTACACAGAGGATGACTGGAACCGCATGAATGACATGTTGGATCACTCAAAAGATGAAACCTATTCATATGCGGCAATTGAACAACTGATAGAGAAGTACTTGGTCAAGAACCGTAGTACCAAACAAATATATGAAACTCCACAAATTAGATACATGGTCGCGGCCGCTACTGTATTTCACTCAGAAGAACCGAACTCAGCGAGAATGCGCTACATCAAAGAGTATTACACAGCAGCCAGCGACGGGCTTTTCACATTGGCCACGCCAGTGTTGGCAGGGCTTGGTACTCCTACTAAACAGTTTAGTAGTTGTGTGCTTATTCGCTCGGATGATGATTTGGACAGTATTTTCGCGTCCGGAGAAATGATGGCCAAGTATGCCAGCAAACGTGCAGGCATTGGTTTAGAAATTGGACGACTGCGCTCATTAGGTTCACCCATCCGTGGTGGTGAGATCCAGCATACAGGCATGATACCATTCTTGAAGAAATGGTTTGGAGATTTGCGCTCATGCTCACAAGGAGGTATTCGTAATGCAAGTGCTACTGTATTTTATCCTATTTGGCATCATCAGTTTGATGATCTTATTGTTCTTAAGAACAACCAAGGAACAGAAGAAACCCGAGTCCGTCATATGGATTATGGGGTTGTGCTTAGTGCTTTCTTCTGGAGACGATTCAAGAACAAAGAAAACATAACTTTCTTTGACCCAAACGAAGTACCAGACCTGTACGAAGCATTTTATCAAAACACACAACGGTTTGAACAGCTCTATTGCGAATATGAAAAACGCAAAGACTTGAGAACAAAGACCATGAGTGCTGAAGAAGTGTTCAAATCAGGCATACTCAAGGAACGAACAGACACTGGTCGTATCTATCTAGTGTTCATTGACAATGTGATGAACCAAGGACCTTTTGATCCTGAGTATCATACCATTTACCAGAGTAATCTTTGCTGTGAAATACTTTTACCTACTAAATCCTTTAAACGTCTGGATGACAGCGATGGTCGTATCGCACTTTGCACTCTGGGCTCAATCAATTGGGGTGCGTTCCGTAACCCAGAAGACATGCGCCGTGCTTGTCGCATACTGCATCGTAGCCTCAACAACATTCTTGATTATCAAGACTTTCTTTCCATCCAGTCTAAACTATCCAATGACGAAATCAGACCGCTTGGAATTGGAGTCACCAACCTTGCCTATTGGCACGCCAAGCGTGGATTCAAATACGGAGAGCGAGACGCCCTGGCTGACGTCAAGACGTGGATGGAACACCAGGCCTACTACCTGACAGAAGCCTCAGTTGAACTGGCCAAGGAACGTGGTCGTTGTGCGGACTCAGACCGAACACGCTACGGCAAAGGCATTTTTCCCTGGGAACTACGTGCCAAGGGGGTGAACGAACTCACAGACTTCACACCTGAACTGAACTGGGAAGGGCTACGTGCTGAAATGCGTAGCTATGGAGTACGCAATGCCACCCAAATGGCCATTGCTCCTGTGGAGTCCAGCTCAGTGGTGATCAACTCAACCAACGGTATTGAAATGCCCATGAGTTTGATCTCTGTAAAAGAATCCAAGGCAGGTTCGCTCACACAAGTTGTGCCTGAGTATCACAAGTTGAAAAACAAATATCAACAGATGTGGGCACAGAAGGACTGTGACGGCTACTTGAAGACTGCCGCAGTATTGGCTGCCTACATTGATCAGTCAATCAGCACAAACACATTTTACAATCCCGCACACTTTGCTGACCGTAAAGTGCCCACCACATTGATTGCCAAGAACTTGATGCAGGCACATTACTGGGGATTGAAAACATTCTACTACAGTCTAATCAACAAAGCAGGATCAAAACAAAAGGCCGACGAGGCAGCTCCTTTGGAGGAAATTGATTTTGATCTTGAGGAAGACTGTGAAAGCTGTAAACTGTGAACAGTATAGAAAAGATATGGGCCAGAGCCACTGGGCACCTGATGGGCGAGTCAGATCATGATCGTCCAGATGTGCCTATCTTGACTCTTCGAGAAGCTCGCATAGCCTTGTTCTTCAAGACGTTTTGGGTTATAATACACGTTATAACTTGTGGCTTTATTATAGCCAACACAATCAGACATTGGTAATATATGAGTAAACAACAATACAATTTAAAAACAAAAACAGATTATTTGAACCGCAAGATGTTTCTGGACCCAGCAGGTCCTGTGACCATTCAAAGATTTGAAGAAGTCAAGTACAACAAGATTGCCAAGTATGAGCAAGAGGCACGTGGATTCTTTTGGGTGCCAGAAGAGATCTCATTGACCAAAGACTCACAAGACTTTAAAGATGCGTCAGATACTGTCAAGCATATCTTTACATCAAACCTGTTACGCCAAACAGCACTAGATAGTTTGCAAGGTCGTGGCCCAAGTCAAATCTTTACTCCTGTAGTAAGCCTACCAGAACTAGAAGCTTTAGTGTATAACTGGACATTCTTTGAAACCAACATTCACTCAAGAAGTTACAGTCACATCATTCGCAACATCTACAATGTACCCAAGGATGTGTTCAACACCATCCACGACACTAAAGAAATTGTAGATATGGCATCAAGTGTGGGCAACTACTATGAAGAACTACATGTGGTCAACTGCCGCAAACAACTAGGTGAAGCAGTCACTGAACAAGACCACGTCAAAGCAATTTACATGGCTCTACATGCTAGTTACGCATTGGAAGCATTCCGCTTTATGGTATCATTTGCAACCTCATTGGCCATGGTTGAGAACAAGATCTTCATTGGCAACGGCAACATCATTCAACTAATCTTGCAAGATGAACTGCTACACAAAGAGTGGACTGCATTTTTGATCAATCAGGTTGTGAAAGAAGATACTCGCTTTGCTGACGTCAAAGCAGAATGCGAAGCAGAAGTGTACCAATTGTACCTGGATGTGATCCGCGAAGAAAAAGAGTGGGCAGAATACTTGTTTAAATTTGGTCCTGTGATTGGACTCAATGCCAACATCTTGAGAGACTTTGTGGACTTCACTGCCAAGAACGCACTCAACGAAATTGGTATCAAGTACTTGGAACCTGCACCACGCAGTACCCCTATTCCTTGGTTCAACAAACACGTTGACACCAGCAAGAAACAAACTGCACTGCAGGAGAACGAATCGACTAATTATGTTATCGGCATAATGAGCGACAGCATTGACTATGAGGAGTTACCAGAATTATGATGCAACAAGATATTAGAAAACATTTAGACAAAATTAACGAGATGATGCAAATCAACGAAGATCCTATCACACAATTTGCCAGTTCAGCACACGAAGAATGGCGTCGTAATTTTGATCCTACAGGAACAAAGCCCAGGATCAAAAAGAACAGCGACGGATCTGAAGGCGATATCAACCAACCATTTGATAAGATTCACCCGGACTGGCAAAGGGAAAACTTGGCCGCAGGTAAAGCAGCCGCCGACGCTGTGTCCAAATTTTCTACTGACATGGAAAAAGCCGCAGAGTACATTCACATTGAATGGATGAAGCGCAATCCCAAGGCCGACTATAATGCGGCACAACATGTGCCCTATGATCAATTGCCCGAAGATGAAAAAGAAAAAGATCGTGTACATGTACGTACAATGATGAAACTATTAGGAAAATAAAATGACAGCAATCTTGTGGAGCAAGTACCACTGCCCTTACTGCGATCAAGCAAAGGCACTATTAAAACAAAAAGGTATCCCGTTTGAAGAACGCAAGATCGGAGACGGGTATACCAAAGAAGAATTGTTAGAAGCAATCCCTACAGCCAGAACAGTACCACAGATTATCCTTGACGGAGAACTTGTGGGTGGATTTACAGAACTTAAAGCTAAACTAACAGAAAGCGTCTAATGACACAACTAGCACTCGAACACAATCAAGTATACACATTCAAAATGAATTCTGGCGAGGAAATGGTAGCCAAAGTCAAACAATCTGGCGGGGACTGGATCGTCTTGGAAGAACCAGTGAGTATTGCCCCAGGACCACAGGGCATGGGACTTGTGCCCAGCTTGTTTACTGCAGATCCCAAGGAAGAAATTCGGTTAAATACTAACAGCGTTTCTTTGGTATCTAAGACTGATGACTCGGTCAAGATGAAATATCTAGAAGCAACAACTGGTATCAAAGTACCAGAGAAAAAACTCATACTAGGATAACATGCCAGCAGTACAGAGACAAGGTGATTCAGATTCAGGCGGTGGTGTAGTAACATCGGGCATTGGCTCAGTGCGTACCAACAACAAGCCCACGGCTGTGATTGGTTTGGCTGTTAGTTTCCATGGTAAAAAATCACATGCAGGCCCACAAACTGCAGGTGGAGTAAGCACTGTGCGAGTAGCAGGCAAACCCATCAGTGTCACAGGTGATGCTGACACCTGTGGTCACACCCGCACCGGCGGCAGTAGCAATGTAAGGGCAGGATAATGGCCGGCGCAGGATTTTCAACGCCGGGAACATACACTCCTTTGCAATTGATTGCGGGCGCTGGCCTGCTGAACAATCAAGGCATTGCAGTTCCTGCCACATTGACCAATGCAGTAAGCTCTTATAATTCAATTACTTTTGTTTCTAATTTGAACGGTGCTATTGCTGCCGCACCTGGTTTTGGCATCAGCGCCAACATTGTAACCACACTAAAGACCTTGGCCAGCAACGCATGTCCTGCCCTGGGATCCAGTGTGCCTGGATCATATGCTGGCATGAATGTGCTGTTACCTGTGAGCGAACCGGGCGGCTTTGGCAATCTGGTGGCCAACAATGCTGCCATGTATCTTGGTGATGGCAGTGTAGACAAGTTTTGTCAGATATTTCAAATTGCGGCAGGATATAGACAAAGTGCAAACGATTTAATATGCAGTGCAGTCAATGCCACAACATATCTTGGTCCTACATTTACCACAATGAATGATCTAATTACAGGACAACTTACTGCGGCCAACTTGGCACTGAAATGTTTTGGTGCAGATATTGCCAAGAGTGGTAACCTACTGAACCTAGGCAAGTTAGCAGACTTTGGCACACCAGCAAGTGTACTACAACAAATCAGCGAACAAGCAGGCATCACATCAGGTACACTGAGTTGTATTGCTACTAAATTAGCAGAGTTTGGTCTAACACAAAGTGATATTATTCTGTTGGCCACCCCTGAAGCCAGTGAACGTACCCCTACTGAAAATGAATTTAACACACTGCAGAAACGAGCCTATGCTGCCATGGTGGCCATTGATGGCGACTGTTTGACCTATGCTCTGGACATACTAGATGCTGTGATACCAAATATTGCAAATCTAGGTGACTTGCTGGACTTGAAAAAAATATTCCCAACCAGTTGGCCCAGCATGACTGTGATATCCACAGCACCTAGCACAGTGATTGATCCAAACACACCACCGTCCCCGGGTAGTACCAGCATATTGATTTTTGAACCTGATGGCGCTGTGAATCCTGCTATTCAGGCAGCACTCAATGACAGCACAGCTATTACCTTGCCTGCTGGCTGCGACGAATTGGCAAAGATTATTCCGCCAGATCAAGCAGTAGCAAACAAAGCATTCCAGTCCAGTCTTCAACAAGTCACTGGAATCTCTACTGTTACTGCACCGCAATTGGCAGCCGCATTGTTAGGATAATCATGGAAACACTCAAAGGTCTTGATCTAGTTGAAAATGTAACCAAGCCTGTGCCAGACACAGTGACCAGTTACTACAAAAACACATTTGCCAATGGCACAGGCGAGTTTGGCACATTTACCATGCAGGACTTTTTGGGCTCTGCTGTTGGTACAAAAACACAGAATGCATTAGAAAATACGTCAGCTGTTATTGCCAACATGAATGTCGCAACCTTGACCGGCATCTACGCAGACATGCTGGCCACAGTGTCTGGAACATATGGTCCTAATGCAGGACCAATAACAATCCCCAGCGGCCCTGCAGCCGGCGTGTATGCGTCAGGTGATGATGCATTTACCACAGGGTTAATACCAGCGGCCAACACAGCAATTTCTGCATTGATTGCGGCCTATCCTGCTCATACCACATCATTGAACAACAGTTTTAATTCAATCTGTGCTCAGTATGAATATGAATACGACAACCAAGTTCGTGCCGGCCTAGATTTTGCCAACTTGGTACCAGGTGGACAACAGGCCACAATGAGCTTTATGAGTGGACTGCAATATGCAGGCCTAGATCGTGAGATTGGTGGACAGAATTCTTTCTTGATTGCAGTAGCAGATGCTGACACGCAATCAGGTCAAGCTGTGCTTGGTGCGTTAAGAGAAGGTCGTAACAACTCAATAATGGACAAAGCATGAGTATCAAGCACGATAATATTGTACCCAGTGTATGGCCCGAGTCTGACAATACTACAGGATTTCCTGTGGCTAGAATTGGTGCACAAGTTGGTGACATAACGTCGGGAGTTGGCGGGGCTAGGGTACTAGGTGCAATATCCACTGCTTTAACAGCCGTGACTGGTACTACTCTTGCAGCCCGGCCAGTTGAAGTCACAAGACTATTGGTCAATCAACAATATCCCAAAATTACATTGCCACCACCGCCAGAACTTCAAGTACCAGGTAACGCAAATTCTACTGACTATTCCTGCGGAGTTGAAGGCACTGCAAGAGCAAAAGCTCAAGATCCGTATGTTCAGCCAACTGTAGAGGCTCCTGCAGTTAAAATTGCGGTTCTAAATCTATATGCATCAAACAGCGTATTACCATTAGGATATGACCCACAAGCGCCTGTAACTGAGTTGTTGATCAATACTGATTTTTATGTTAATTTGCGAATAAGACCCAGTGTGTCACTGGCAGGTTATGACCCAACAGTGTTTACATTAACCAGCACTATTGGTGGAACTGTGTATGGTGGAACCGGTAGTGAATGGGCTGCTGGTGATGGTGCATCAAACTGGCTTGGTAGTGTGTATCGTATTCCAGGTTCATACTTGGGCGCCGCAGGCACAGCTACATTAACTTTTAGTGCTGGTCAAACAACAGTAAATCCAGAGTTTGTTTCAGCCTCAACCACAGTGAATGTGATACCAGCAGTGGTCGCAGTCACAGCCGCAGTGGAACAAACAGGTTGGTACACCGGCATTGTTACAGGCAACATTGATATTGTGTATCAAGGCCAGACTTTACAACTGGTAGTGAACGGTCCTCCGTCTACTGCGTACACCTACACATTACCCTGGGCCTCAGGGTCAAGTACAACTGATGCCAATGGCCAAGACACAGTGGCAGGAACTGCCCTTCAAGCTGGCGATTGGGAATTTACTGTTACCTTTGCCAGTATCACACCATTTACAAAATCATTCCAAGTATTAAACGGTGCCACAGACTTTGGTGGCGGGACTGACGCCGGCGGCGCAAACGGTGATGGTGCAGGGGGCGGTGGCGACGGCGGAGGTGGCGACGGAGGCGGAGGTGGTGGTGGTGGTGGCGGCGGTGCAATGTAAGCACAAAATCACTTAAAAGTGTGGCTTTTTTGCCACATTTTTTTGGTTGACCAATAAATCCCATTTTGCTATAATACTTGTATAGTAATTAAAAAGGAGTTAGCAATGCGAGCACTTACCACTTTTATTGACAACAAAAACCGTTATGCCGCCCTGTTCCGCGGCCAACGTACAGAACCCGTTTATGAAATTCAAACTGCCGCAGGTCGTAAACGTGTGGCTGAAATGATTGATTCGGATCTGAGCCCTGAGAATCTTTCATGTGATGGCGAACTGCCACGTGCAGAAGTTAACAGACGCTACCGTGAACTCACAGCGGCCGCAAAAGACCTTGTGAAACTGGATCCTACAGTGGCTCAATACATGTACGAATTCGGTTGACCAATAAATCCCATTTTGCTATAATACTTGTATAGTAACTAAAAGGAGCCAACAATGCACACATACACAAAACAGACAGAACTTTCCTGGATTGACAGCAACGACATTGGAGAGCACATTGAGGACTTTGGCGACGAAACCCTGAACAAGGCTTTTGGCAAGTTCTGCATTATGGATGACCAAATAGCCTTTCACGACGTGTTAGGTGACATGGGCTACGAGCAAGACGAAGTTGACCCCGATCACTTAGACATTGTACAAAAAACAGTGGAAGAAACTCTTAAACAAGTCAACCTTGTGTTCCGGAACTTGGGTATTGCCTTGGAGTTCAAACAGGCCGACATGGTGGAGTACACTGCCTACATGCTCACAGGCAAAGGCGACACGCCCGAGGACATGGGTCAACGCATCCGTCGACTTGTAGCAAACCAAACTGTATAAGTTTGATTGACCAATAAATCCCATTTTGCTATAATACTTGTATAGTAACTAAAAGGAGCCTGAAATGAATGTCAAAGAAATTAACTCTGCTATCATGTTTGGTAATCTCACCAACGACGAACTGTCCACAGTGATTGATGCGGTGAAGTTTGCCCGTGCGCAACTCACCCAACAAAAGAAACGTAGTTTTTCAATTGGTGACTCTGTAAAGTTCACCAGCAACCGCAACGGCCTAACATACGTTGGCACCGTGCGCAAAGTCAAAATCAAATTTGTGCTGGTTAACACACCAGGCGGCCTGTTCAATGTACCGGCCAATATGTTGGAGGCCGCGTAATGGGTCTTGATATGTATGCATACGTGGCCGCTCGTGCAGGCCAACAAAAAGAATACTACGACACCGCCAATTGGGACAACGATTCAAAAGAACTTATCTCGCCTGTGACCAAGCCACGTGAGATTGCTTACTGGCGTAAACATCCTAACCTGCATGGCTGGATGCAACAGTTGTGGGAGAGTCAAGGCAACTCGGGCGACTTCAATGGTGACGAGCTTGAGCTAACATATGATGATCTTGAACGACTAGAACTTGATGTCATTGCAGGCACCTTGCCCGGTACATCAGGATTCTTCTTTGGCAACGACGCAGACGAGCACTACCGTAAAGACGATCTTGAGTTCATTAAAAATGCTCGTGCAGAGTTGTTCATGGGACTCAAAGTGTTTTATAATAGTTCATGGTAACGGATTAAATATATGAATGAAACAAACTTCTCAGACCCAAGGTTCTCGGGTGTAATGGCAGCAGGTTGGATCCGCGACTTAGAAAGTTCGGACAGCCGCATACACAAAGAAAAAACAATCGAAAAGGCTTTGATGGCATCCAAACTAGGCAGTGCTGACGCACAGGCTTTCTTGTTCAACTGCTATCAAGCCTACAATCCTTTCTATGTGTTTGGCATCCGGCAAGTGCCTGAGACTGAAGGTTTGACTGGCCAACCAAATCATTGGCCTGGATTTTGGGCCTTGTTAGAAAGCCTACGCACTCGTAGTATCACTGGTAATCGTGCAAGAGAAGCAATTGAAACTTGCAGTCAAATGTTTGACTCTGAAGAGTGGAATGGTCTAGCCCGTCGTGTGTTAATCAAGGACTTGAGATGCGGTATCTCTGAAAAAACACTCAACAAAGTGCTGGGCAAAACTGAATGGAAGATTCCTGTGTTCAGTTGCCAACTAGCACAGGACTCCACAGACCAACCTAAAAAGCTCAAAGGTATCAAACGCCTGGAAGTCAAACTTGATGGTGTACGTGTGTTGGCAGTTGTAAATGGATCTGCTTGTACATTGTACAGCCGTAATGGCAAAGAGTTTGAGAACTTCCCACAGATTGCAGACTTTATCGAAGAACATCGCAAAGCATTCCAGCGTGATTCTGCCTTTGGTGGACAGTTTGTGTTGGATGGTGAGATTGTGGGCAAGAACTTCCAGGACTTGATGAAGCAAGCACAACGCAAACGAGATGCCAAAACCGCAGACATGGTTTATCATGTGTTTGACATTTTACCACTAAGTGAGTTCCGCGAAGGCTTCTGTAATCTACAGCAACACAAACGCATTGACTTGTTGAAACGTACACAAGCACACCTGCCAGAAAATGGTTGTGTGCGTGTGATGCCAGGTATGGATGTGGACTTGGACACAGCTGAAGGTCATGACGTCATGCGCCGATTTGCCGAAGCTTCGGTAGAAGAAGGCTACGAAGGTATCATGATCAAGAGCATGGATGCACCTTATGAGTGCAAACGTTCGGACTTCTGGATGAAATGGAAACCCACAATCACAGTTGATTTGAATATTGTGGGATTTGAGGAAGGTACTGGTCGCAATCTAGGCCGCCTGGGTGCTATAATTTGTGAAGGAGAAGACAATGACAGAACTATTCGTGTTAATGTTGGTAGCGGTTTGTCTGATAGCAATCGCGATGAGTATTGGGCCGCTCGCAATGAGCTTCTTGATCGGGTGGTTGAGGTTGAAGCGGACGCAGTTACTCAAAACCAAGACGGATCATACAGTTTGAGATTTCCTCGCTTTGTGCGATTCCGCGGATTTGAACCAGGAGAGAAACTTTGAAAACACAATCAGCCAACGGTGTTACTGGACACTTGATACAGATATTTACAGGACAAACTGTATTTCGTGTGTACGATGACAATCATAATTTTGTTGATTATGATTTACGACATAGTGACTTGACAGTTACTATTAACGATGAAGATGCATATTTTTATCGTGACGAATATAACGATGTGTTAGATCACGCACCAGAAACAATAGGAAAACAAAATGGCAAAGACTAAAACAGTAAATAAAATCAGCGACAAGTTGGCCAAGGCCAATGAATCGTTCACAGTGTACATGTACGACAATGCGTACATGATTGAAGTGTCGGGTCGCGACAGTGAGGGTGATTACAAAACAGTCAAACTCATGGTTCCTACTCTGGAACAACTGCAGGCCTTGATCAAGGAAACTACAGAAATGGAAAGGGATGATTAACATGTTTGAAACAACTTATAATAGCGGTGCTTATCGTTCTGCAAGCGAAGTTAACTCAGCAATGGGTCGTGTGTATGGACACATGAGTCTGGCTGTGATTGTATCGATGTTTGTGAGTTACTTTGTGGGATCCAGTCCAGAGTTGCTGGCATTCTTTTTTACAGGTTGGTTGAAATGGATTGTGATCTTTTCACCACTGGCAGCCATCTTTGGTGTAGGCTATGTGCTGGCCAATAACCCCAGCAAGGGTGTGGCACAGTTATGCCTACATGGTTTTGCGGCATTGATGGGTCTGAGCTTTGCCATGATCTTTGCTGTGTTTACCATGGGATCGATTGTGAGTGCTTTCATGGGTGCAGGCATCTTGTTTGGCGTAATGAGCGGCTATGGCTACTTTACTAAACAGAGTCTAGACAGTGTTGGTAAGTTTATGTTTGTGGGCTTGATTGCCATTGTGATTGCTAGCATTGTGAATATCTTTATCGGATCAACAGTGATGCAGATGGTGATCTCTGCCCTAGCTATTATCATCTTTCTTGGCTTAACCGCTTATGACACTCAGAAAATCCGTGAGGAACTGAGTATAGAGACCAACGATTCAGCAGAAGTGCGCGGAGCACTGACCTTGTACATGGACTTTATCAACTTGTTCTTGAACTTGTTGCAGTTGTTTGGTGACCGGAAATAAACATGTCTACTGTATATCTAATCAAACCACTGCAAAAGAAAAGCATTGTCTACCATGTAGAAATGTATCGTAGGAACCCCGATGATAGCGTCAGTTGGTTCAACATCGACGAAACATATCGTTGGGGACAAGGTTTTATTGAAGAAGACCTAGATTGCAATCTACCCTGGGAAGGCGACCCTGTTGCCTATGCTCGAACAGACGCAGGGTGGGGTTGTGAGTTTGATGACAGCGTCAGTATTGAATGGGAATTCAGCGATGACGTCACAGAACTAGAGCAACAAGAGTTAAAAGAAGCCTACTACGAAGGTGGTGCAGGTTGGTTGTATGATGGTGAACACGAATGGCAGGAAGAAGATGCCGCAGTACACGTCATTGCACCATACCAAGTTGATCTGTGCGATGAAGATGGCACTGTGATCGAAGAAAATATTAAACTAAAGACTCGCCCCATTGCCAGCAATAATTGGCCATTTCCAACGTAATTAGCCAGACTTGTTGACAGCACTGGATCATGTTGTTATAATTATAGAGCATGATCAGGGAGATGGTGCTGTTCAATGGTGTGGTGGGGTTCCTAGGCCTGCTACTACCGTGGCATGTGAACGTCAGTCACATAGGTTGCGACACTGTCCCTGGATTCGTCCAAACCCCGATTGATACCCGGGAGTATGCTCATTAGGGATTAACACAGTGAAAGGATATTTTTAATGTCTGTTGAAACAGAGACCTCTGCGTCGAGTATGTCTGCGTCACTCAGCTCGCTTGAATCAACGCCCTTGGTCATGCACCGTATTTGGTTTGATTTGCGTGATACCGAAACTTGGTACGCAATCATGAAAGAAGCTACTACACTATATGGTCACAATGGCTGGAAAGGCCAGCCTAGAGTACGACGCAAACTAGAAAAGTTTGCGTGGGAAAGAAATCGTGTAGAAAATTACGTTTGGTTTGAAGTGCCAGATCCGTCGTTTGCTACCTGGTGCGCAGTTAAACACGCTGTGATAGTGGTAAAAAATCCCGGTAAATAAAGACTATGATATTTGGTTTCAGCATATTGGCCACAGCTCTGCTACTGAGCATTGTGGCTGCCTATTATTCAGTAGCAGGCCTCACAGCCATTTTCTCGGCTGCAACCATACCTGTGATCATCATGGGTGGCAGTTTAGAGCTTGGCAAGATTGTGGCCACTGTGTGGTTGCACAACAACTGGAAACGAGCAGGGTGGGCATTCAAAGCATACTTAATACCTGCTGTGGCATTCCTTATGTTGTTGACATCAATGGGTATTTTTGGATACTTGTCAAAGGCACACAGTGATCAAAGTCTAGTGTCTGGTGACTCTATAAGCAAGGTTGCTATATATGATGAAAAAATTAAGATTGCAAAGGAAAATATAGATGTTAACCGCAAGGCGCTTAAACAGATGGATGAGGCAGTTGACCAAGTCATGGGCCGAAGTACATCAGAAACGGGGGCAGATAAGTCCGTGGCTCTCCGTAGGTCTCAACAAAAGGAACGTGGGCGTCTCCTTGCTGAAATCTCGGCCGAGCAAAAAACGATTACTACGCTTAGTGAAGAACGGGCGCCGCTGGCAGCAGAGTTCCGCAAGATTGAAGCCGAGGTTGGTCCTGTAAAATACATTGCGGCCCTGGTTTACGGTGATAATCCAGATGCCAATGTGTTAGAAAAAGCAGTACGTCTTGTTATTATCATGATTGTGCTGGTGTTTGATCCACTAGCACTCACACTCATTCTTGCCGCTAACAAACAGTTTGAATGGGCACGACAAGGCCGGGGTGGATTTGTACACGACGAGCCTGCATATCCCCCAGACGATGGTCCATTGACTACTGAGCAGATTGATCAGATAAAACAAACAGTGGCCCAAGACCATCCAGACTGGATGATACGCACAGATCCATCACCACCAGGTTGGATGTACAACACTACCACAACAACATATCCTTCAACTGAAGAAGAAGTAGAAGAATTAAAAACAGAGTTTGACCGCGGCCGCCATGCGTACTTAGACAAGCCGTTTGTACATTTTGAAAATCTCAAACCCATGGTTGCTAAATCTGAGCCCATCGGCGAACCAGTGTATGTTGACATGCCTAGTTTTGAAACAGAAATTATCGACTACGGCACGCCAGAAGAAAAAGCGGCAATGCAACACTGGAAAGAGCTCAATCCAGGCGAAACACTAAAGGGTCAACGCAACATGTTAGAGCGTGGCGAGATAACAGAGCTACCATGGATGCAGTATCTCAAGCCTGCCCCTAACTCCAGCTTTGGTAACACATTCCCTACTGCTCCTGCACGTGGCGACAGTTTTGTGCGTACAGATGTAGCACCAAATCAATTGTTCAAATTCAACGGCAATCGTTGGATTTTAGTTGACAAAGCCACAGCAGATAACTATACTTACGATACAGCATACATTGATCACCTCATTGACAAAATCAATAGTGGCACATATGATGTTGACTTACTCAGCGCCAGCGAACAAGAACAAGTGGCACAACGTTTACAAACCAAAACAAATAATACATGAAAACATCCGATAATCTTGACACCTGTAGTTTTTGTAACAAACACAAAGACACAGTGACTAAACTCATTGTGGGTGAAGGTGTTGCAATATGCAATGAGTGTGTGGACTTGTGCCAAACACTGTTGGTAGATAAACCTGAAATATCAGATGCTTCGCCCAATCTTGATCCAAGAGAAATTCGAAAGCATTTGGATCAATATGTGATTGGACAAGACGATGCCAAGATGTTGCTGAGTGTGGCCATTGCCAATCACTACAAACGCATTCGTAACAAAGACCCTAACACTGAAATTGAAAAAGCTAACATTCTCATGCTTGGTCCAACAGGGTCAGGCAAAACATTACTGGCCAAAACTGTGGCACGTTATTTAGATGTGCCATTTGTGATTGCAGATGCTACTAGCCTAACAGAAGCAGGCTATGTGGGCGATGATGTTGAAAGTTTGATCAGTCGATTGTATGCTGCCGCGGGCGGCGATGTTGACAAAACACAACGTGGTATTGTGTTTGTGGACGAGATTGACAAGATCTCTCGTAAGAGCGAAGGCACCAGTATCACAAGAGATGTGTCAGGCGAGGGCGTACAACAAGCCTTGCTCAAACTGGTAGAAGGCACCAAGTGTAGAGTCATGCCCACTGGTGGCAGAAAACACCCGTCGGGCGACACTATTGAAATTGACACCACAAACATCTTGTTCATTGCAGGCGGTGCATTTGTTGGACTAGACAACATTGTCAAGAGTCGTGTGCAAGGCACCAACATTGGATTTGGTGCAGAAGTTTCTAGCAAAACAGACGGGCAGTTACACCTGTCAAAGACCACGCCAGATGACCTAGTGCGATTTGGATTAATCCCAGAATTTGTAGGTCGCTTCCCTGCTTGGGTTGCGCTCAAAGAGCTGGATAAAACAGCCCTGGTACGTATCCTTAATGAAGTCAAGCACAATTACATAAGTCAGTACCAGTGGTTGTTCAAGCAAGACGAAGTTGACCTTGAGTTTACTGCAGACAGCCTGGATCTCATTGCAGAACGCACAATCAAAAACAAAACAGGCGCTCGTGGCCTGCATTCAGAACTAGAACGTGTGTTGTTGCCGCACATGTACAATCTAGCACGTTATCGCACAGACGGAATTAAGCACGTAGATATTGATCAAGCCCTGGTAAATAGTCCTAAGGAGCTCTAATGCATTTATGGAAAAATTACACGGAAGATCGGTACTAGTCACAGATGGCAATGTAGAAAAAGCATTGCGCAAATTCAAAAAGAAAATTCAAGCTGATGGATTGTTAAATGATCTAAGAGAGCGTGAATTTTATATCAAACCCACAACTCAACGCAAACTCAAGGCATCAGCAGCCAAACAACGTTGGCGTAAAAAACTACGTGAGCAAGAGTTGCCTAAAAAACAGTTCTAATGTACATAGAGTTTGACATTGTCACAAGCATGGACAGTTTTGACAGTCTCAAAGATACAGTCAGTGCCTGGGCTAATCGTCACAAGGTACCTTACACAACCAAAGTTGCCAAGGGTTTAAAATATCGACTTGGCCTAAATCAACCAGAGCATTTTACTCTTTTTACCATGACCTGGACGGCATGTGATTACACAATAAAAAATATCGAAAAGTCTTGACAACAGTTGAGATTTCCTGTATAAATATATTTGTAGTGCCCATAGTGGGGCTACATCACAAGTCATCTTGCTTAATAAAGGAGAAAACAAATGACAAAAACTCTCACCCTTCGCTCTTTCGACATTCCCGCACTCACCAAATTTGGTATCGGGTTTGATAACATGTTTGATGAACTCATGCGTGTAAATGCTCAACAAAGCTCAACAAACTATCCACCTTATGATATTGTACAAGTCAATGATGACGAGTACATGATCAGCGTGGCTGTGGCTGGTTTTGGCTACGACAATCTGTCAGTGACCAAGGATAAAAAAATCTTGGTTATTGAAGGCAAGCACAGTCGTGAAACTGTGGAGAATGAAGATTCGACTGCAAAATACCTGCACAAAGGAATCAGTGAGCGTAGTTTCCGTAGAGAATTCCAACTAGCGGACCATGTGGAAATTACCGGAGCACATCTTGAACTTGGTATCCTAAGCATTCACCTAAAGCGTGAAATACCTGAAGAAGCCAAGCCAAAGACTATTGCTATCACATACACTTCCTAATATAATAGTGTAAATACAGTGGCAGCAAGATTGCTGCCACTTTAGGACAAACATGTTTCGAGCACAAATAGTAGATAATATCATATCAGCAGAAGAAATTGCTGCCTTTAAGCAGTTTCGTAATGAACATCAAAGCGAAGCTTGGATTGACGGGTACGTTCCTAATCACCCTGAGTTTGAACCAGGGCAAGTGATTGATCATCGAATTCTAATCAAACCAGAATATGAAGTACACAAAATTATTGATCGTGTGACTAGACAATTCTTACCCAATGTGCGTCACATCTGGGCAAACTATCAACGCCAGACTAATCCACATAGTTTACACGTTGACGACTACTGCAAAGATTACGCTGAGTTCCCCACCTACACAATTATCATGGCGCTGGATGACATTCCAGAACACAGTGCGGTGTTATATCAAGAAGAAGCTCGTAGCTGTGAACACATGCACGAAATGTTCATGACATGGGCCATGGGCGGCCGTGACGCTAATCCTCGTAAAAACACCTGGAGTGAAACTGAAGATATCGAACACACCATGGAAACATTTACCAAGACTTATTTCGGTGACTGGCTTACTCCAGATGCTGTGTTTAGATATCAAGCTGGCCGTGGCATATTCTTCAAAGCATCACAAATTCATTGCTCAGGCAATTGGAAAAAATACAAAAAGTTCAACAACAAAGACCTCGTGCAAATTCACGCACACTAACCTAAGGAAACACAATGTCTCAAGCAGATACACGTACAAAAATCAAACCATCTGAAAAGGTTAAAGAGCCACCAATGTACAAGGTAATCTATCTCAACGACAATCAAACCACCATGGAGTTTGTGGTTGAAAGTCTGGTAGAATTTTTTAACTATACTGAACACACGGCTTTGACCATTACCGAAGACATCCACGAAGCTGGATCAGCTGTGGTTGCTGTGTTGCCTTATGAGATTGCCGAACAAAAAGGTATTGAGGTTACTATAAGTGCTCGTGCTCAAGCCTATCCACTTCAGATCAAGCTAGAGCCTGATACTGTTCAATAACTCACAGTGATTCGCAAGGGGTAGTACACATGTTTACCATAAGGTGTGTCACCCCTGCCGCGACAGTTGTTCACATATCTGATGCCGTTGCGAGTTTGATCAATCGAACCATGATAGTGTCCAAAACACCAGGTATGTAGTTTTTTCTCAGTATCAACTTCTAACACCTGTTTCATGTATCTGTTGCCCATGGTGTTGAACTTTAGTTTGCCTTCTAGATCAATATCGTGTTCAATCAGCACAGGATCTGGCACAGTATGTGTAATCATTACAATCTTTTTAACGTCTTGGTGTGTTTGTATTCTCTTGACTGAGTTGATCATGTACATGGCATCATTGTTGGCCATACGAGATATTGCATGGGTTGCTTCTGCAGTCAAGCCAAATTTTTCACGATACCATTCTTGGCTGCTGACATAGTCGATTCCTAGATCAAAATCAAACCCCCACCAGCCATTGGTACCTAGGATAGCCACTCCATCAATTACTACAACATTGTCTTGTAAATAAACTACATTGGGTATGTTGTTAACGCGGCTCACTAGATCAGCGTAACTATACCCAAGTTTATGCAAGTAATCATGATGCTCGTCGTTGCCATCTATGTAAAATACAGCTTGATAACATTGACCAAGTTTGGTCAACACACGGGTTACAATATTTCTGTCCTTAGATATATCTCCAACAACCACGCACACAGGGCTGGTAGCAATGCCGGTCCAATCTATTTCTTCAGACCAGGTTTCAATATGTAAATCAGAAATTAAGTCAAAATTAAAATTCATCATACATATTTAAAAGGAAATCACATGAACATTATATTTGGAGAAGCTGTTAAATTGATGCCCAATGGGCATACAGTACTAGAACTAGATACCATCTGTGTCAAGCCCGGAGCAGAACCATTTACCGCTTATTGTGTAGTAGAGAAAATTCCCCTGAATGAATTCCCATTAATCGAAGCACACAAGAAACTGCATGCAGATGTGATTAAATACTATCGTGAACAGCATTGGGATTTTTGTGAGCAAGCACTTGAAGAACTCAAGGGCAAGTGGGGCGGCACAGTAGACACGTTCTATGAAGAAATACAAAATCGTGTTCGAGCATTCAGGAACAATCCCCCAGGACCCAACTGGACTGGAGTATACATAAAATCAATTTAAGTACGATTTAACAGTTGTTCAACTTCTTCTTGATGTAACATACTTTCTAATATTACTGGGTCAGCAAGTTTGAATTGATCAGGGCATGCAATCCACGCATCTCGAAATTTCAACCAATGCTGCCCTGTTTTGCAATGTTCCATGATAGAAATACTTTGATTAAAGTTGCTGACAAACTCATCAAAAATTTGTTGTTGCCATGCGTCACTAAAAAATAACTGTTTGTTACGGTCTGCAATTTCATACAAGGATTGCCATAGCTGAAGTTTTTGTTTTTGTGGCAACTTACTAATACGTGACATTTCCGCAGTGATGCATTGCAGTCTCTCAACTGAGTTTGCAATTTGATCGTAGGACTCGTCAATCAAGTTGCCAAACGTTTCAAACCCGTAACTCCTGAGATATTCTAAACTACCTGGGGTGCCTGCTAGCATAAAAGGCCTACCACAGGCAATTGGTCTAAGTGACTTTTCAGTTAGGTGCCATCGTGTATCATCAAACAATGTTTCTAACACAATCTCTATTCCAGTGTGTGCGTAATCCGGCGCATGGTAATCTGCACTAGCAGTAGCATTGATGGTGCACGGATCAAAGTGTGCTTCTAAATCATGTTGTGATATTGCCAATGTTGGATTTTTAAAATTAAATTTAGAATAGTGCTGCCCGTCGCAGGTGGTAGAAAACTTCATGAGACAACGGGATTGAAGATCTAAATTGATTACTAGTTCGGTAAATTTCAGTCGATATTCTCGTGTGCCGGTCCAGGCACGATTGTATACCAAAAAATCCTGGCTGATATTGTTAAAATTAACTGCAAGCTCAGGATCATGTTTGGCATATCGGTACCAATCATTGGCAATAGCGGCATGTGCCCACCAGTATACTCCTATAAATCCCACTTGTTCATACCGGGCAAGATTTTCACTGTGTTTTTCACTGTGTAACAACAGCGTGGTGTCGTATATGCCATGCCGTGACCAGGTCATTGATCGCAAATGTTGCGTATTGATTAACTCTTTTAGTCGATTAACAGCTTTGGTATCATCAAGTACTGCTGGGTTATAATGCACAAAATAATTCAACATGTCATGATTAGAATACTGATCAAACATCAGCGGTTCCTGATCATGACACAGCATGCCTGGAGTTCCAATTTGATACTGCCATCCACGTTGAGAGAAATCATACAAGGGATGTATATCTTCAAGTTTTTTTGAGCCATGCGGATAAAAGCGATAAATTAAAGCATCATGGTTGCATAAACTGTCTAAGTGATTGTATAATCTATCTAAAGGAACACTCATAATATGAAAAAAATTGGATTTATCGGTATCGGTAAACTTGGCCTTGATTGCGCCGAAGTTATGGCAGAAAAGCACACAGTGCGGGGTTATGATATTTACCCACGTACTAGCGACACTGTAAAAGTTTGCGACATTGACGAGTTGGTCAATGAAAGCGAATGGATCTTTATTGCTGTGCCAACCCCACACGCAGAAGGATATGATGGATCAGTCCCATCAAGTCACATGACCCCCAAGGACTTTGGCCACGATGCGGTGATTGATGCCATCAACAAAGTCAACCAACATGCCAAGACCAGCAAGAAAGTTGTGTTGATTTCTACGGTGCTACCTGGTACCACACGTAGCAAGTTTATTACATTGCTAGACCCCAAACATCAATTCTTGTACAATCCTTACCTCATTGCCATGGGATCAGTGAAGTGGGACATGGCCAATCCTGAGATGGTTATCATTGGCACAGAAGATGGCGAGCTTACAGGTATTGCAGGTGAGTTGATTGCGTTGTACAAAACAATCATGAACAACGACCCACGTTACGAAATTGGCACCTGGGACGAATGTGAAGCTATCAAGATCTTCTACAACACCTACATCTCGGCCAAGGTTGGTATTGTTAACATGATTCAAGACTTTGCTATGAAGATTGGCAACATCAACGTTGACGTTGTTACAAACGCCTTGGCACGAAGCACCATGCGACTACAAGGTCCCAAGTACATGACAGCAGGCATGGGAGATGCAGGTGCTTGTCATCCACGTGATAATATTGCACTTCGTTGGTTAGCAGAACACTACGAAGTAGGATATGACTTGTTTGACACAATCATGCATGCTCGTGAAATCCAAGCCAAGAATCTGGCATTGTTCCTGGTAGAACAAGCCAAACAAAATGGCATGAGTGTTGTGATTCATGGCAAAGCCTACAAACCAGACGTTGAATACTGTATTGGTAGCTATTCTACCTTGGTTGGACACTATGTCAAACAAGCTGGATTTAATGTGCGCTATGTTGATCCCTTGGCAGACAACCAAGACGAAGTTATTAAGGAAGTTGCCGGCCCTGCTGTGTTTTTGTGGGCACACAATCGCAAGATCACTTACGAATACACAGGCGAGCAACAAGACACACAAGCCTACTGTGACATCCCCAAGGGCAGTATCATTGTTGACCCATGGCGCAAACTGACATCTACCCCAGATGTTAAGGTTGTTCACTATGGCAACACACGTGGTCAATAAGTATCATCTTCCTGTATTCTGGGACGATGAGTTTAAGGCTCTTGATTACATTCAGGAGCCTTTTAACGATCCTGTCAGCGTGTCTCAGTGGTTAGCACAAGGATATCACACTAAAATATGCGGGGATCTTTGCGACATGCGCCATCGTTTACCAGCATGGGCTGATAAGTTTATTAAGATCTATACTGAGATGGGATGGAAAGATATTGGTCTTGCGTTTTATCGCATGCCCACAGGTACTGTAATGCCGGTACATCAAGACCTGTACAAACGTTACATTGAATTGTTTAATCTGCAAGGACAAGAACAGTCAATCCGACGTGCATTAGTGTTGTTAGAGGACTGGCAATCAGGGCACTACCTAGAAGTTATTGGTCAGCCTTATGTAAAATGGACAGCAGGTACAACTGTAGAATGGGTGTACGATGCACCACACATGGCTGCCAATATTGGGCTGGAAGATCGATATACATTGCAAATTACAGGACACGTATGATAAGCACATTTAATGAGTGGGATCCACTGAAAAAGATTGTGGTTGGTCGTGCAGATCACGCCAATTGGCCCGTTCACGATCCTGTGTTTAGCTTGGAGAGCCAAAAGACCACATGGACAGAATCACCTGTGCCGTCAGGACCTGTGCCAGACTGGATCATAGACGAAGCCAATGAAGATCTAGATACCTTGGCCAACACACTGGGTAACTTGGGTGTAGAAGTACTACGCCCAGAGAACATGAATTTTCAGGCCCACGATGGCTTGTACAACTATTGTCCTAGAGATCGGTTTATTGTACACGGTGATGTAGTGATTGACCCTGCTATGATGTATCCCTGTAGAGACATGGAATATCAGTGCTATCACGACATATTGACCTATGCTGGCGAAATCCGACACATGCCACGTGGCGGTGACATGGTATTAGATGCTGCCAATGTGTTGCGTTTGGGCCCAAACAAGATGCTGTTCTTGGAAAGTGCATCAGGCAGCAAATCAGCTTACAATTGGTTATGCGATCAATTTCCCAATGTCACAATAGAGATGTGCAATTTTTATGCCGGAGTTCACATTGATTCAACTATTGTGGCCCTGCGTGAAGGCCTGGTCATGCTCAATGCCAGTCGTGTGAATTTTGATAATGTGCCACGGGTGTTTGAAGGTTGGCAAAAGATTTGGATTAACAATGTAGTACCACAGAGTTTTTACGGCTATCCGTATGCTTCAAAATGGATAGCAATGAACATGCTTACAGTGGATCCAGAAACTGTGATTGTGGACCGGCACCAAACCGAATTGATCAAAACACTGGAAAGTTATCGATTTACGGTAATTCCGTTGGAACTACGTCACAGTCGAACATTGGGTGGTGGATTCCATTGCGTCACATTAGATCTAGTTCGGCAAGCAAGAAGTTGACTTTTTGTACAATTGAGTATATAATACTCATATGAACACACGAATTGGCTTTTGTTGCAAATGGCTTAATGACCCTACTGAATGTGGTGGCATGAAAGTCAACGCAGTGGACCGTGACCTAAACGGCAGATCAACTACCATGAGGTGGCTTCGCGAACATGCCAACGAAGCAGACCAGAGACAATGGGACATCATGAATCACAATGCGTCAGCGGCTGTGCGGATGATTGAACGTGTGGCCACATTGCCCGTTGAACGTAGAATGGTACGTCTTGGTAGCGAAATGCTACAGGGCTACACTGAGCCCAACTGGATTGCATGGTGGCAACGCCAAGAAATTCAGGATCACTGTGCAAAGATTTTTGCCCCAATTGGCGAAGCCGCACGTAAATACGGTGTGCGTTTGAGCTTTCATCCTGGCCAGTTTTGTGTACTAGCAAGCGAAGCAGATGAGATTGTAGAACGTAGCATACTAGAATTTGAATACCACGCTGATATGGCACGTTGGATGGGTTATGGTAATACCTGGCACGATAACGGCTTTAAGATCAACGTACACTTGAGCGGTAAAGGTGGTCCCGCTAAATTCTTGCGTACTTTGGGTAGACTCAGCCCCGAAGCAAGAAACTTAATTACCATCGAGAATGATGAGATGACAAATGGACTTGACACTACTTTGGCTGTGGCTCAGCATGTGGCTCTTGTATTGGACCTACACCACCACTGGATTAACTCGGGAGAGTACATCACCGCGCAGGACGATCGCGTCAAGCGGGTTATTGACTCTTGGCGCGGCACTCGTCCTGCACTTCATTATAGTGTTAGTCGCGAGGACGTTTTGGTTGACCATGACCGAGGAACTAGACCCGATCTTGCTGAACTTCTTGCTAGAGGTTATAAGAAACAGAAACTACGAGCCCACAGCGACTTCTATTGGAATGACGCTGTGACTGATTGGGCTCTGACCTTTGCTAACAACTTTGATATTCAATGCGAAGCCAAAGGCAAGAATTTAGCCAGCGAACAAGTTTATGAACGATATATTGCTTAACACATTTGACTGGATACGAGATGATTTTAAGTCCAACCGAACTCGCTTTGTTATTGAGTTGCTTGCTTGGGGTATTAGTATTGGTTGTTCAATTGTCATGGCACTTACCGTACCCACGCCTCCGCTTCTTGCTCTTTACCCTGTGTGGATCCTTGGCTGTGGTTTGTATGCTTGGGCTAGTTGGACTAGGAAATCTTTTGGCATGCTGGCTAACTATATACTGTTGACCACTATTGACAGTGTGGGTCTGATTCGTATGTTGATGTAAATATGCACATGAACTTTGACTCAAAAATTATTGACAACTTTTTGTCTGATGCTGAAATAGACACTATTGAATCCATGGTCATGGCAGTGAAGCCGCATGAAAATTTCAACCCCACGCCGTCAGGAGAAATTGTCAAGTCCGGTGACTATTATGTGTTTGATTACTATGACTCACACTTTGCCAAGGTAGTTGAAATACTGGCACCCAAGTTTCAAGAGGCATTTGGTCAGGACCTGTTCTTTGAACAAATACACATTTTTGACTGTGTTGATCCTTATCGAGTTCACAGCGATGTGGCCAGTGGCTGGAAAAAAAGTCCCGAACCCACTGTGCCCGCTTGGACCTTGATCATTCCCTTGGACACCTATGACAGCCATACCATAGTGTTCAAGGAAGGCAGCATCATCAAAGAACCACATGAGTACACAAAAGATGTGCCGCCGTATGAAAATCCCACAATAGATGCTGCCACAAGACAACAGTATTTCAGTCACATTCCCGGTGATTTGTTTGACTGGTTTACCATAGAAGATATCTTCAAGTGGAAGAAAGGCAGTATGTTTGCTGCCGCTAGATTCAAGTTTCACACCAGTGACAACTTTCTAGCAAATGGTATCCCGGGCAAACGAGCACTCATAGCCTGGACCAGAGTACCTGAGTAGTCTAGTTTCTGTAATAAAATTGTAATAGTCATCATCTTAAATAATAGATGAAGACATATCGCTCAATCTTTGTCAGTGATGTCCATCTTGGAACCAAAGATTGTCAAGCCGATCGCCTCAATAACTTTCTCAAACACAACTCATGTGATACACTCTACCTGGTAGGGGATATCATCGACGCCTGGCGTATACAACAAAACAAATGGCGTTGGAAACAGAGCCACACCAATGTTGTTCGTCGTGTGCTAGGTCATGCCAAGCGTGGCACTAGAGTTGTATTCATTGCAGGCAATCACGATGAATTCCTAAGACCCATGATACCCTATGGTTTCAGTTTTGGTCTAATAGAAATACACAATCAAATAGAACATATAGGTGCTGATGGTAAGCACTACTTAGTTGTCCACGGTGACTTGTTTGATGGTATTACTAGACTGGCACCTTGGATAGCATTCTTAGGAGATAAAGCCTATGACTTTGTTCTTGGCCTCAACAATAAATTTAATTGGATTCGTCGTCGCTTGGGTTTTGGGTACTTTAGCCTTAGCAAGTTTCTTAAGCACAAAGTTAAAAAAGCAGTAGACTTTATATTCAAGTTTGAAGAAAATCTAGCAGACTATTGCAAGAAGCGTGGATTTGATGGCGTGATCTGTGGACACATACACCATGCAGAAATAAAAGAAATCAACGGTGTAACATACATGAATGATGGCGACTGGGTTGAATCATGTACAGCACTTGTAGAACACTGGGATGGCCATTGGGAAATCATTACTTGGACTCGGGAGAAAGACAATGTGGTTACTGATATTAATAGCGGTTCACGTGAACAATCCTCAGGACGTGCCAGGAAGAATAGAACTGGCATTCAAGGACCAGATCAGTTGCGAAATGACACTGGCGTCAATGAAGTGGCAGTTAAAATTTAACAATTTTAAGGTTGAAGGACAATGCAAACGACAACAAAATTAAGTGACAAAATCACTATAGTAGTACCTTGCAAGAATGAAGAAAATTATATTCATCATTTGTTAAACTCATTGCGAGCACAAAACATTGGTGACACTAGAATTATTATTGCTGATTGTTCATCTGACAATACTAGACAAGTTATACAAGATAACAGCTCAGGATTGAACGTTGAAATCATTGATGGTGGCCCTGTTAGTGTTGCCAAGAACAACGGAGCAAGATTAGTCACTACTCCTTATATCTTGTTTATTGACGCTGACGTTCGCTTCTTTAAAAATACTGTGATTCAAGATGCAGTTGACAAAATTCAATCAAAGAATCTAGACCTGGTTGGGCTAAACATCAAATGTTATGATCGTGACATGCGGGCCATAGTTGGATTCACTCTTTTTAATACCATAAATCACACACTGAAATTTTTCTCACCTTTTGCAGTTGGTGCATTCATGCTAACACGCAAAGATAAGTTTGACGAGTTTGGCGGGTTTCCTGAACAGTTTGCAACCTCTGAGGATTACTTTTTGTCAAGGAAGTATAGTCCTCGAAAGTTTAAAATTGTTCGACATCACTTTGGACAGGATAGTCGTAGATTCAAGAAGATGGGATATCTTGGAATGGGCAAGTATCTAATCAAGAACTTTATTAACCGAAATAACAAGAAATACTGGGACAGTTTAGATTCATCCAAATATTGGTCATAATTTTGTAATAAAACTGTAATATTATTCTCCTTAAATAATCTTGTCACAACAAGGAGAACTCAGTGAACAAACTACTAGCAATCTTATTAACCGCAGTAACATTTTCAGCAAACGCAGACATTACAGGTGCTGGTGCAACTTTTCCAATGCCTATCTATTCTAAATGGGCAGAAGGATACAAGAAAGCAACTGGCAACAGTTTGAACTATCAAAGCATTGGTAGTTCAGGTGGCATTAGACAAATCAACGCAAAGACCGTAGACTTTGGTGCAACTGATGCTCCAGTCAAAGGTGAAGACCTAGACAAAAACGGTCAGGTTCAATTTCCTGCCATCATTGGCGGCACTGTTCCAGTAGTTAACTTAGACGGCGTCAAGCCTGGAGAACTACGTATCACCGGCCCAGTTATGGCTGAAGTATTCATGGGTACTATTGCTAGATGGAATGATCCTAAGTTGGTGGCATTGAATCCAGGCAAAAATTTGCCTAACGAACTGATCACAGTGGTTCACCGTGCCGACGGTTCTGGCACCACATTCAACTGGACCGACTATCTTGCTACAGTAAGTCCTGAGTGGCTAGCTAAAGTAGGTCGTGGTGCCGCAGTTAAATGGCCCTCACCAAATAGTGTAGGGGGCAAGGGCAATGAAGGTGTTGCTGCCAATGTGAACCGTATCAAAGGTTCAATTGGTTATGTAGAGTATGCTTATGTTAAGAAAAACAATATGGTATTCCTACAGTTACAAAACAAGTCAGGCAAATATGTTAGCCCAGATGACCTAACATTTGCAGCCGCGGCAGACGGTGCTGATTGGTTTAGTGTTCCTGGTATGGGATTGAGCATTGTGGATCAAAAGAACCCCAATGCTTGGCCAGTAAGTTCAGCCAGTTTCATCATCATGTACAAAGAGCCAAAGAGCAAAGCCACCAGCGATGAAGTACTAAAATTCTTTGATTGGGCATTCAAGAATGGCAAGAAAGATGCCGCAGACTTAGACTATGTGGCACTGCCAGACAGTTTAACAAAGCAGATCCGTGAGCGTGTTTGGACACAGATCAAGTAAACCGCGTACAAAAATAGAGTACGGCTAGAACTCGTAACTAGCACTAGCCCCGAAAGGGGCTTTTTTATGCTCACTATTTCTTTGTTCTAGAGCAATAAATATTAACATAATAATTATAAGGTGAGTACGATGATAAAAAGAATTGCCATAGGCCTAGCCAGCCTTGTGCTTGTGGTCACTGCCACAGCACAAACAACCACTACATCTAGTACAGCTGGTGGAACAACCACTGGCACAAGTACATTAATCAACCAAGGTACCTACGACTCAAAAACCCTGGTTGATACCAACAGCACCAGCAACAGCACCAGCACAGTTACTTCAAACAGCAATACCAACAGCAACAGTACCAGTACCAGCGCAGCCACAGTTAATAGTACCAGTGCAAATACTAACAATAACAACAGTACCAGTGTAAACACAAATAACAACATCAATAGCGGTACAAGCACTGTTAACAATAACAATGTGAATTCAGGATCAATGACTTATACCAATAACAACATCAACTCTGGAACAATGACATACAACAACAACAATGTCAGCACCAGTACCAGCAACAATACCAATATCAACAAAAACGAAAATACTGGTACAATGACATATAACAACAACAATGTGAGTACCAGCACAGCTACAAATAACAACAACAATGTCAGCACCAGTACCTCTACCAACAACAACGTTAACACTGGTGATATGACCAATCGTAATATTAATAATTCTACAAGTACTTCAGTTAACAATAATGTTAATCAAAATAATTCAGTTAACACAAATATTCAGCAAGGTGAGTTAACCAACAAGAATATTAATCAAACTGAGATTACGCAACGTGTTATTCAACCTCCGCCTACTGCGGTAGCACCTGCTATGCTGTCAGGTGGTAACGCTGACCTATGTAGTACAGGTAGTTCTGGATCAGTTCAGACACAAGTATTTGGTGTTAGTTCAGGTGGTACCGTACGTGATATGAATTGTGAACGATTGAAACTCTCAAAGACACTATACGACATGGGAATGAAGGTAGCCGCAGTTGCTACCATGTGTCAAGACCGTCGTGTGTTTGACGCTATGTTGGCAGCCGGTACACCTTGCCCATACGAAGGCAAGATTGGTGAACAAGCCAAGGCAAGTTGGGAAGCTAATCCACACAAGATTCCAAAGTTGGATGAGGTAAAATTAGATGACACTTATAAGAAAGTTGGCATTGGCGCTATCCTTGGCGTTCTTGCTCACAAGCTATTCTAACAGTCAAGATATATCTATTACTGGTAATTTGATTACCAATCCAGTATTCACCAACGGATCTACTGGATGGACCGCAACTGGAAATGGTGAACCCGGGTTGTTTGGCGCTGGGGGCAGTTATGGTTATCAATTTAGTTGGCAAGCTGGCACCGTATCACAATCAATTGCAGTCAATCAAGCCTTAAATGGAACAGGCATTGTAGTCAACGGGCTACAATATGGATGGCGGTATGCTAACTGGTGTAAGAACCAAATAGGTGGGGAACAATCTTGCACTGATTCAAATGGCATAGTTGATCAATTAAGTGCTAATGTTAGTTTAACTAACTCAGCAGGTACTAATGTATATTCTCAGAATTTTAATTATAACACGTGGCTATATGCCTGGCAGCAAGAAAATCAGAATGTTACCTTTGCAACTCCATACACACTCACTGGTCTTAATAAACTAAACATTTCATTCTCCGGTGTTGACTCGGGAGGCTGGGCTGGTTTGTATGGGCCGGTGGTTACTGATGTATACGCTAAATTAAAATACTCAGTTGATCCCTGTGCTAGTAATCCTGCTTATAGTTCAACTTGTGCTGGCTTTGGTAACATTCTTAACACTAATAATTTATTAGATTCAACTCAAGGTGGTTCTAGTCTAAATCAAGCATTTGCTATTAATACAGCATTACAAAGTGCAGGTGTTGGTGCTAGAGTACATGGATTTAATTACGGGTTTAATTGGAGAGTTGGACAAAGTTGGTACGGATGTACTGCTACCAACCAAGACGGATCGTGTTCATGGTATATGAACGTGCCTGCATATGCAAATGCAACATTCTCACTTACTAATAGTAACAACCAGTCTATACATTCAAAGAGTTATAGTTTTACAGGTGACGGCACTAGTGGATCAGTTAGTGACAAATATCTGTTGCCATCAAGTATGAATCAATCATTACTGGGTACGAGTAGAATTGTAGGGTCCGCATCAGGTACAAATTCGTCTATAGAAGGTGCTTGGGCAACAATGATTTACACTGCTGATCCTTGTATAGCTAATCCTTTATACAGTTCAAATTGTAAAGGATATGCATTCGCTATAGCAAAACAACTTGCGCCGGCAAGCACATCAACTACAGATGGTACACAGTCCTCAACAATGGATCCTGCAACAGGAATGTCAGCGAATGATCCTACACAGCCTCCACCTCCTCCTGGCAGTCCACCGCCACCGGGTAGTCCTCCCCCTCCACCAGGCTCAGAACCGCCACCAGGTAGTCCACCTCCCCGAGAAGGTCCACCTCCGCCGGCTTCTAATACAAATAATACACCAGCAAATCAACCTCCTCCGCAAGGTGGCGGCAGTCAACCCAAAGCAGGCGAAGTTAAAACAGCAGGTGACAGCACTAGCAAATCAAGTCCTAGTTTAAGTAGTGTTATGAGTATGATTAGTAGTAATCAAGCTAGAATAGGCAACGAAGCCAAAACAGTGGTTCAAGCCGCAGAGTCAGCCGCAGCCAAAGATGCACAACAGGCACAACAACAAGCAGAAAATGTCGCAGGCACATTAACTACACAAAGTATCTCTAGCAGTATGACACAATCTAATACAAGTACAGGATTGTCTGCGACTGTTAACATTCAATCACAGGCACCTGCAGTAAATGTAGCCAGTGTATCACAAACTAGCGTGGTCAATGTTGGTGGACTACGTCCAGCAACACAAAGCGTATTTGCTGACCCAAGCGCATCGTTATCCTCAAGTATGATGCAGAGTCAATTTGATATGTACAGTTTACAAGCACCACCGGGCATTAATAACAGACAACCAGACGTAGAAGTTCCACAGAATGAAGGTATCAAAGTGGGTGGACGGTCAGCATTAAATGATGCAATGGAACAACGTCCAGCGATATTAAACGCAAATGCACAAGAACAAAAAACAGACGCAGTAAACAAGAATGTTCAACCAAATGAATTAGCAGGCCGAGTAGACATTGCAACAATGGCAACACAACCTCAAGGTTATCAAGCATACGCAGTGGCCATGCCAGATGCGAGCTTTTATGCACCACGAGAGATTTATCGAAATCAAGTCAACGTTGACAATGTGAGATTGTTGCGTGGACTAGCCAGTGATCGATTACACCAAGAACTGGTGAACTTACAATACAAATAAGGAAACAAAAATGACAGAAGAAATAAAAAATGTTAATGCCAAGGTTGATGAACTAGAAGCAGCCGCCAAAAAGTACGCCTCAAAAGATACTGTTATCTCAATTGGTGGATATGAATTTACACCAGCCAAGCTCATGGTGGCCGCCACTATTGTTAGTAGTATACTGGGCGGACTATATGGAACATTTGAAGTGTACAAAGACTACGTGGGCATGAAGAAAAAGATTGCTGAATACGCCGCTCCGGATCTAAGTGAATTTGACAAGCGTTTAGCTGTGATTGAAGAAAACTCTAGCAAAACCAGCGACTACACTCGTGATATCAAAACTGATTTGAAGAATGATATTCGTCGTAACGAAACTGTTACAGAACAAGTGGAACGCAGTGTCAAAACAGCACAGCGTGAAACTGAATCAGAGATGCGAGATATGCGCAAGGCAGTGCGTGAAGACTTAGAGAGAGCCAGAACTGAAGCGGCTGCAATTCGCCGAGACATGGAAAACACACGCAAGGAAATCAACAGTGAATTTACATCAGCTCGTAGAGAAATCAACCGCGAAGTAGAAACACTCAAGAGAGAAGTCGACAGCAAGATACAAAAAGCCATGGACAATCCATTGGCCAACAAGTAGTATGTTCAACGCCATTGGCTCATTGATGTTGGCAGGCATGCTGGCAAATGAGCCAAGGTGTGTAAAGTGGACATGGACGGGTGACGTCTATAATCGTCGGGTGGTATGTGTACAATGGGACAGGCCCCTAAAGCCGCCCAAAGACAAGGAACCCAAGAAAAATGCTTGATCCTATCACAATTGGCATTGCGTTCACAGCCGCCCAACAATCGGTAAATTATATCAAAAAAGCCATTGCTCTGGGCAAGGATGTCAACAGTCTCTACGGACAGTTTGCCAAGTTCTTTGAGAACAGCGACACAATTCACGCTGCCAGCATAGAGGCACAAACCAGTAAAAAAATTCTCACCGACGGGCAGATCAGAGCAATGTCTGTACAGATTGCCATGCAGAGCAAGGCACTGCGAGATGCTGAGAAAGAACTAAAAGAGATGTTGATATGGTCAGGCAACAAGGATGTATGGGACGAAATGATGGCTGAACGTGTGCGTATGTACAAAGAACGTGCCAAGCTACAGGCAGACATAAAAAATGCTAGAATTCAAGCACAGTCCGACATGATAGATAGACTACTCATAGGTACCAGTTTCATGGCAATAGCTGTCCCTGTCGTGCTGTTTACTTTTGCTATGATTACTAGATAAAAAAAGCCCCTTTCGGGGTTTTTTTACTTGGCCGCAGGCTTTCGAGGAGCTCGCGGTTTTGGTGGTGATTTGGGCTTAGGCTCAGCTTTTGGTGCTGGTGCTTTCTTGGCAGGTGCCTTGACAGCCGGTTTAGCAGCCGCAACTGGTGCAGGTGCTTCAACTCGATCGTCAGCTGGCTTGCCAACTTCTGCCGGTGCATCAACCTTGTAAGGTGCCGCCACAGGTGATTGTACCGGGTCTTTACCAAACAAGAATTCTTTGATTTTTGTAAACATAATGTTCTCCTATACAGTTATTTATTAGTGACCATTCACTAGAAAAAATATCAAAATATGTTGCGCCGCAACATAAATAATGTTACAATAGAACATAGGGTGCTGAATAGGTCGGGCCCTGTAGTAAACTCGCTTAATAGGAGAAAATTATGTTTACATTAGACGCAACAATCGACGCCGTACAAACCGGTAAAAAACAATTTGTCAAGACATTTGTCCAAAACGAAAAAATCGCAGACGCAATGAACACTTTCATTGATGAGCAAGCCTCTTACACAAAGAAAGCTGCCAAAGTTGGTACAGATACATTTGCTACATTAACTAGCGAAATGGTCAAGGCCTCACAAGAAGCCATGAAGTTTGACTACACCAAGTTTGGTGAAGGTATCATGAAGGCTTACCAATCTACTACTTCTAAGAAGTAATTGCCCTGTACTCCGTAAGGGTACTTGACACATAATCCGGTTCGTGCTATAATAACGCATGGATCGGATTTTTTTATGAAGTAAACATGAAACCTATAACTTTAGTATTACAAATACCTAGACTGCGCAGACGTGCTGTGGAGTTGTACGCTCGCGACACCCCGTTCAAATCACGTGCAGAAAAATCCAAGATCGTGTATAATCGCAAGGTCAAACATCGCAACCGGGACACAGCATGAGTTACATTGTGGGATCATTACCGCCCATCAAGTGTTGGGTCAAACGAGAATTTCTCTATAACTTTGAACAAGGTCATGGAGAACTTGAACCCGCCATCTGGGTCAGTCTCAAAGCTCTACGTGGACAAGTGTTTCGTATTGAGAGCTTGTTGCCCAACTACGGAGCACTCTACGACAAATTGCCAATCCATGCCTATGTATGGCAACAAGACCACACCGGCAATCTACCCATAGATATCCTACAGCTTTGGGATTGTATGGGTTATCGTTTCACTATCATTGAAAAAATAGGTCTACGTAATCTAGGTGTGAAGTTTCTGGGCAAAGACAAAGAATGGCATCACGGAACCTATTTGTTCACTGTGGACTTTTGTGCCGACGGCATGGATGTGGACACCGGTTTTACCGAAGTTGCAGAAGAACACAAGAGCTTTAATTTTATTCGATTAGAAAACGGACAGTTTGCCTGCCAGCCCAACAATCGATGCTTGTGGTATGATCAAAGTTTGATTTCTGGCAATGTTAAGTTTCCAGACTTCAAGGCCGCACAGACCATATTCACAGTGGATGGCACACGCAAGTGGTCAGCCGGGGATGATTGGTTTTATTCCATTGAGGAACGAACATGAACAAACGAATTCAAGAACTTGCTCAAGAGGCAGGAATGTATGTGGACGTCAAAGGCGAACCATGGCCCAAATGGATGGGTGCCGAAGAATGTGAACAGGCTTACCAAAAGTTCGCCGAGTTGATTGTAGAAGAATGTACCACAGTGATTGACCGAAACCTGTTCCAAAACATTGGCTGGAACACCAGCCGGGCAGTCAGACGCCATTTTGGTATTGATCAAGTTGACGAATAAATCTTTTTGCGTTACAATACACTATCTTAAACTTTTTGGAGATTGAAATGAATTTTAAATTACTGACCCT